GTTACAAGAAACAGTTGCTAAACCTGAATACCCTAAACCACCATTACTATCTAAAACAGCTACATAGTAAGGGCTATTCGCTAAAGAAGTGAAAGCAAAACTTGATGAACCACCAACTGTAAATCTTTCAGGACAAGAAGGATTATTCACACACGCTATTGCATTAGCCTCTGAAGTTCCAATGGCTGTCCATATGTAAGAACTTGTACCTCCACTAAAGTTTGCAGTAACTCTTCCTTGACCATTAAATCCTCCTCCATCACATGAAGGCGTTGCTGTAACAATAATAGAAGGTAATGTGGTAGTTGTAGTTGTAGTACTTACACCTGAACAACTTGTAACTGTATTAATAACACCTGTAGTACCAACTAACACAGACCATTTAGTGCTGCCACCAAATTGCATTAAGTAAAGACCTATACCTGCAGAAGGTGTCCATTCAGTTCCTGAACCTGTTGTAGAAGATGTATATAGTTGAGCTCCAACAGTAGGAGTATTTCCAAATTCAGCTTTTTGATATATCACTCCTGTAACTGTACCTGAACATGCTAAGAAATCAGTTGCATATTTTGTATTTATAGAAACTCCAAATTGTACACCCGCTAATGTCGTAGTTGTTGTAGTTGTACTTGTTGTAGCATTACAAGAAACTGCTGTTTGAGCAGATATTCCAAAATTACCTAAGCTATCTTCAATAACTACCCAATAATTTGCATTTGTTAAAGAATTAAATGTTACGCTAGAACCTGTAATGGTTACTCTAGTAGCGGGATTTAAAGCATTAGAAATAGCATTAGCTTCAGATGTACCGATACCTGCGTATTGATATGTTCCACTACCACCTGCAAAGTTATCTGCCACAATTCTACCATTTCCATTCAATCCACCCCCTGTACAAGAAGGTGTAGTAGACAATGTAACAGGAGCTAATGTGGTAGATGTTGTAGTGCTTGTAGTAGGATTTGAGCCATTACAAGATGTACAATCAATATATGCACTTTCAGCATCTACTCCTGATGTTCCTTGTACTGCTTGAACTTCCCAACAATATCCATTATATCTAAGAGAAGTACCTACACTATATGAACCTGTTGTTCTAAAATATTGTTCTAAGAATGGGCTATCACATCTTTGTGCTACATAATATGTATAAGTAGGTTGAGTTGTACTTGTTGTGGTAGTAGTGGTACTTAAAGGACATACTCCACATCCACCACTATATACTGTTGCAGTCGTACTTGGAGCTCCTGCAATATTTACATTTAATGTATCTCCATTATAAGCCAATACATAATTTCCATTAGGCAATGTTATAAAACCCGCTGAATTAAACACAGTTGAAGTACAGAAACTAGTAGAGTTCCCTGTTACATTTTGACTGCCTGTAGGATTTAAACAAGCATCAACTTGACTAACAGCATAAGTTACAGTTTGTGCAAATAATGTAGTTGTAGTAGTTGTAGTACTTGTTGTAGTAGGATTTGCGGCATTACAAGCTGTACAATCAATGTATGCACTATCAGCATCTACTCCTGATGCTCCTTGTACTGCTTGAACTTCCCAACAATATCCATTATATCTAAGAGAAGTACCTACACTATATGAACCTGTTGTTCTGAAGTTTTGTTGTAATAATGAGTCATCACATCTTGTTGCTACATAGTATGTGTAAGTACCAATAACCGAAGTTGTAGTACTTGTAGTACTAGTTGTTATAGGTTGGGTTGTACTTGTAGTCGTAGTACTAGTAGTAGCTATTGTTGTTGTGGTAGTTGTAGTACTAGTAGTTGGAGCTATTGTTGTTGTGGTAGTTGTAGTAGTTGTAGTATTAGTACAAGAAACATTTATTTGAGCAGAAAAATGTAAACCACCAACGCTATCTTCAACTGCTGTGTAATAAATACCATTAGCAAGTCCTGTAAATTGAACCGTAGGACCTGTTATATTAGTTCTAGTAGCAGGATTTAATACATTAGTTGCAGCAGCTTCTTGAGTATTTCCAATTCCTGCATACAAATAAGTTCCGCTACCTCCTGAGAATCCACTTAAAGTAATAACACCTGTTCCCGAAATTCCACTTCCCGCACATGAAGGAGTTGAAGTCCATGTTATAGGTGCTAAAGTAGTAGTAGTAGTAGTAGTAATACTTGCACAATTAACATCAGTACCTACAGATACACCTACATTACCTGTATTATCTTTTATGGCTATATAATAAGTTCCGTTATTTAGATTAGTAAATTGATAACTTGATTGACCTATGATAGAAAACCTATCTAGTCCGTTAACATTTGCTATTGCATCTCCTGTACTAGTTCCTTTTGCTATCCACTCGTATACACCATCCCCTCCAACAAAAGCACTAGCAATAATAGAACCCTCCCCGTCAAATCCTGTACCTAAGCAGTCTGAATTTGTTGTGAGTAATATTGGGTCTGCAGAAGTTGATATATCCCCAAAAACATCATTATCATCAATAGTAGTTAAGTAATTAATTGGACCATCAGTTGCTATGTAAAAAATACCAAAACCTAGATTATTTAAAGAAACGAGCATACCCTGTGGGCTATAGAAAGTTCCATCATAGCCTACTGTGTAATTTATACTGTTAACATTAATTGTTATCTGTGGCATATTATTCGTGGTCTATTAAATAATTACAATAATCTGTGAATATATCAGTTCCTAGGTCTTTTTCAACTTGTACATAGGTATTGTTTTTAAAACCACTAATTTCATCTTGTATTAATGCAGCACTAGCTGTACTTGAAAATACTTTTAAATTCATAGTAGTTTCAGGCAACATAGTAAAGTTAAGGGAGCTTTCTCCACTAAATATTACAGAATGTTCAGGAGGATAGAAATACGATGCACATTGAGCTTGATAAGGGTCAATTGTAAAAGGTAAGGCATTTACTGTTGCATTACCTGCTACATCAACTTGGTTATATGTAAAAACTTGACCAACCTGATTACAATTGCTTGATTGTGCGAAAATAAAATTAGTCTCGTAGTTGTTTGTAGTGATACTCTCTTGTACTTGACTATAAGTTAAACCTGTAGGTGTATCTACATTAACAGGAACATCAACCTGAAGAGTTGGTATTAACAATGTAGTAACTGTAGGAGATACCGTTATGCTAGAATTTAAGTTAGCAGGTAACAACCATTGATATTGAACAGTAGCGTTAAAACTTACATTGGGAGTAAGAAAAGGTATATTGGGAACAGGGTCTGCTGCATTATTTACGATTTGAAATTGCAGTAGCTGTTCTTGTGATAGAGCCGTACCTTGTACTTGTTCCGCCATAATTATAATACTTTATTACCATCTGCATCTGAAACAAAAAGTTTGCCATTTGATTTATTTGGCATTACTTTTAAACCATATTCTTTTTGAAATTCTCTATTCATCTCAGCCAAAAAGTCTCTTGATTCTCCTGCTTTTTTAGCTTCTGAATATGCTTTTAAGCATACTCTAGCATTTTTCATTTGCTCATCCGAGCTACCATCAGCAGAAGCTTCTGACTTACCTTTAGAAGTAGACTTCTTTTTAACATCAATGGGCTTTATTTTTTTAAAAGCCCAAAAAAGCAAAAATCCACCACCAAAAATTAATAACAATTTTTTTACATTCGTGTTCATTTTGCACTATTTTTCGTATAATAATATAATCCTACCCCTGCAGCAACAGCTAATAATATGTATGTACCATATTTTCTAATGCTGCTATAAAAATCATTTTGTAATCTTGCTCTTTTAGCTTCATCAAGTTTCTTTAAAGCATCATCAGTTTCATCAGGAGTAACGACCCCTTTCTTTCCTAAAATATTATTTAATATTTTTTGTACTGCTGTTTTACTTGCTTCAACAGCTTGTTTTTGACCTGATGTAATACCTCCTAAAGCAATTGTTTTATTTAAATTATCAAGTTCTCTTTTTAGCTCATCTGCTAAAATAAATTTTTTATCGGGTGTTAATATTTGTCCTTCTAATATTGCCATTTTTTTTATTTTTTACGAGTTAGAGTTAATAATAAGAAGCCCAAAAGGCCTATTCCTGCAATCACTCCTAAAATAGTAACTACTTGATTAGTTTTTTCTCTTTCTAAAGCAATATTACCAAAAGTTTGCACTCTTGCTTGACTAACACCTCCTAAAGCGTTGGCAAGTATTTGCTGCCTTGCCTCTTCTGAGTTTGCTTTTAATAAAGTATCATTTAATTGTTTCTTTTGGTCGTAATCTAACAGACTTAACTGTTGTTCATACTGAGTTCTTAATCTAGCATCCCTTGTACCTGCAATTGTACCTGCTACTGCGGTACCTGCTGAAACAACTGCTGCCCCTGTCATTAACCAAGCCATAATTAACTAATTTTATTTTTATTAATTTTTTCTTTATAATCTAAATGAATATTAGTACCTGTAATACAATTTTGATGCGGTTCTATTATTTCATTTTCAATTTCATCTACTATTTTCTGCTTCTCTTCCTCTGTCAAATCATTAAAAGACAATTCCATCCTTTCTAATGGGTGGTAAGTTGTCCAAATACAATCCTCTACAATATACAATACTCTTCTCGTTCCTGCTACTGTTATACCCGTATAAGGAGCAGCTAACTCAATCCATTCTCCTGCATCAATTTGTACCATGGCTACCCCTTGTGAGATAGTATATGGATGATTAGTATTATGAATCTTACTAGTTAATAAAGAATCCTTTGGCATGAATATCTCTCTAATGTACATTCCGTCTGTAAATCTGTGTACAACAGGACACTCAACCAAATCAAAGTTATCAACTATTGCAGCCTCTAACTCATCAATTCTTTTATCATTCTCCCTTTTTATGGTTTCTTTTTCCATTAATTTTTCTTTCTTGAATAGACTAAAATTATAGCTAAAGCAGCTAACAAGGACACAATAACTATTTTTTCTACTCTTTTATTCCTATTTATCTGCTCTTGTTGAATCAAAACACCTGCTAAGTTTTGTACTCTTTTAGCTTGTGCATTTTGAATTACTGCAGCAATAATTCTATAAGTCTCTTCTTCCGATTTTGCGTTATCAATCGCATTTACTAATGCTTGTTGTTGGTCATCACTAAGATTGCTCAAATAGTTTTTAAACTCTTGAGCCTTTTTAGCATCATTTATGGCAGCAATACCTCCTGCAACAGTAGCTCCAATTTCAACAATCATTCCGATTTGTTGTGCTTTCCCTATTTTATTTAAGTCCCCTTCTGAGAACAATTTTTGTATAGGATTTGCTGCTGTAGGGTCTCCTTTTAGTTTCATTTCAAAAAGCTATTTTTAATTACTTCCCAAATTATTGTCCATACTGCACCACCAACCAAAAAAGCTCCCATCAACTTATTTTTCAGAGCATTACTTTTTTCATTAGCATCTTCTAATTTCTTTACTCTTGAGATTAAACCTTCCTGCTGAAAAGCCTCATTTCCAACTATAACTTTATAAATTTCATCAATTTGAGGACTAATTTTTAACATAGTCTTCTCAATATGATTAACACGATTTCTTAAATCGTTTGGATTTGAATTACTTCTAGTTGTAGTAGACTTTGTAGCAGTTGCCATTATTAGTTCAAAATTTAGTATAAAAATAGTACAATTTTACATTTATATACTAAAAATTAAGTAATATTTAATGATTAACTATAACGACATATAATCTAATATTCTGTCAATACACATTTCAGGAGTAAAATTTGTAGTATTAATGGAACAATTCTTTCTAGCTTCAACATAAGGGAGGTCAAAATCTTTTACATGAAATTCTTGCCTTTCTCTAAAATCAACATTGAATAAATGAACCCAAAACACATCATTGCATATACTATCTAAGTATTCTCTAGCTTCTTGATAAGGATATACTGCACTGATAATCACTATGTTATACTTGCTATTTAAAAAAGTTGCAATATCACTAATTCTTTTTAAATTATTTATTCGCCCTTCTTTAGAATAGTCTGTATTTTTAAAAATAGCACGAATTTCATCCCCATCTATAATTACAGGTGTTGGCTGATTTTGTAAGAAAATCCTTTCTTGAAGCAATTTAGCCAAAGTAGTCTTACCTGAGCTAGGTTGGCCATAAAAAACTACTATCATATTGATTTACAATTGGTTATATGATTTTTCCTCTACAAATTGACTTCCATAAGCCAAATTTATCTCTTTTTTAACTCTTGCTCTATCATCATTTAATACATAAACAGACCTAGCAAGTTGTACGAAATTAGACCCAAAATCTTTTTTTGCTTCATTTTGTCTTAATAAGTCTTCAACATCCCACAAAGTTTCATTAATCTCTAACAATCTTTTAAAATCTTCATTATCCTCGTCTACTTCCAATTCTTCACTTAAAAGGTTTTGTAGATAGAAGTACTCTTTCATGACATTCGTCAGTTTGGCTTCATCTTTAATCTTTTCTGATTTAATTTTGAGGATAGTAAGTCTGTCAAATGCTTCTCCGATGCTAATTTCAATTATCATAAAAATATTTTAGATTGTAAATATACAAAATATGTAGAAAATACATTACTTTTATAAAATAAAAATAACCATGCAAAAGATTTTCTATAATTCCTCACTTCCTCGTTCAGGGGCTACTCTTTTACAGAATATACTTGCACAAAATAATGATATATATGCTCCTTCTATGGGGGCTTTACTTGAAATGTTGGTTTCATCAAAAAACGAATTTTTACAAAACTTACAATATCAACACCCTTCTCAAGAGCAAATACTAAAAAAATCAGTATATGGTTTTTTAAAAGAAGGAATAAAAGGATATATAAATAACATAACAAATAAGCCATACTACATAGACAAAAACTTTTCTTGGGGTTATTTTTACGATTTCTTATATCAAATTAATAATGAACGCCCGAAGATTATTTTTATGGTAAGAGACTTGAGAGACATATTTGCTTCTTTTGAAAAAAATTTCAGAAATGATATTTTAAAGATAAATACTCACATAGATTGGAATGAACTAAAAATGACAACAATGGAGAAAAGGATTGTTGAATGGTCAACTAAGCCTCCATTAGCTTTAAATATAGAAAGGCTTAAAGAAATAATCAATTGGGGTAACAATAGTAAAATACTTTTTATTAAATATGAAGACTTTTGCATTAACCCTGAAGCCGAAATGAAGAAAATATACCAATATTTAGAGATTCCTTACTTTATACATGATTTTAAAAACATAAAAAAAGTAACTACAGAAAATGATATTTTACACTTTGCTAGTCATCAAATAAAACAAAATGTATCAAAAAATGAGTCAAAAGCTGAAGACATAATTGGTTCTGAAGGATGTGAATGGATTTATAAAAATCATGAATGGTTCTTTAAAAATTTTAATTATGACAGGTAGCAACGATATTGGTGTTATAAACCCACATAGCAATTATATATTCAAATTGCATTTTGATTTTGATTGGGACTTATTAGCTCCTTTTTGTCATGAACTTATAAGTACTACTCCAAAAGGTTTGTCTCTTGTTACTAACGGACATACATCTCATCAAAACAAGAAACAGCCCCATAGAATTAAAGAATTTAAACCATACTTTGATTGGTTACATTTTATGGTTGCAGAAGTTGCAAAAAATGGAATGGGTTATTCTAAATCATATCATGAATATAAAGTAACAAATAGTTGGGTCAATGTTCATGAAAAAGGAGGAGTAACATCAACACACAATCATTCTAATACTTTTTTGGTTGCTGCAGCATATTTAAAGATGCCTGAGAATGGAGGGTATTTTGAATGTAAAGACCCTTTGGAATATGTTAAGGGAGAATTTTATTATGATGACCCAAATTGGATGTGGAAAGAGATACCAACTGTAACAGGAGATGTTTTGATATTTCCTTCATGGCTTAGACATAGAACACAAGTAAATAACTCTAATGAGAAGAGATGGGTATTAACTAGCAATTTTAGTCAAGAATTTAACCCACAACCTTTTTACAATGGACAATAGAAAAATTGAAATATTACACCCTCATCAGCCTTATTTATTCAAATTGCACTACAATTTTGATTGGCAAGTTATAAAACCAATTTGCGATGAATTATTGAATGATGAAAATAACAAGCCAATTCCGATATTAAACAATGGAATAAGTTCATTTACTAATAAAATACAGCCGCATACACATCCTGCTTTTTATGAATTTTATTCATGGCTAGTTCCTATTGTAAGAGATATTTATATGCAAGGATTAGGATATGCTTTTAGTGATAATTTAGTTATTTCAAATAGTTGGATTAATCTGCAGAATAAAGGTGGTTATACTAGTGAACATAATCATGCACACTCTTTTATTGGAGTATCAACATATTTAAACATACCTGAAAATGGAGGTTATTTTGAATGTAAAGACCCTTTAGAACTACTTAACTCTTCAGGCTATCATAACAGCAGCATTTGGAGATGGAAGACAATTAAGACTATTAGCGGGGATATTTTAGTTTTTCCTGCATGGCTTATACACAGAACACAAGAAAATAATACGGATGAAGGAAGGTATGTTTTGACTACAAACTTTATAAATGATTTTAGAAAATGAAAAATATATGTTTAGACTTAGGAGAATGTAATGGTTTAGGGGACCTAATATGTGCAACTCCTACTATTAAAAAAATAAGTGAAGCTTATGATAAAAAGATTTTAGTTATTTCAAAAATGCCTGAAATCTTTAAACATAATCCTTATGTAGATAAAAGTATTAAAGCATCTTCCATTGATATGGGATATGTAAAAGAAAATTACATAGTTCATAATTCATTTTACAATGTTGGAAAGAAAAATGAAAAGGGTATTGAGTATAAGCATAATACTATTGACATTAGACAATTTCATGCTATTAATCTAGGTTTTATGCTTGGGAAAGATGAAATGGAATGTTTTTATCTACCAACTGCCGAACTATCAGTAAAATTACCTGAAACTCCTTATGTTTTAATTCATCCTGTTAGTACATGGCCTAGTAGAACTTGGTCTGCTGAAAATTGGATGAATTTAACAAAAGAACTAAATGATAAGGGTTACAATGTTATATCTATTGGAAAGGATTCATCTGAAACAGGATTTTTTAATGTTCAGAAACCTGTATTTAATTTTGAGATAGAGAAGGGAGTTAATTTAATGAATAAAACAAGTATTTCAGATTGTTGGCATCTTATGATTAATGCTAGTGCGTTTGTAACTATGGATAGTGGCTTATTGCACTTAGCAGGTACAACTGATGTACCAATAATTCATTTAGGGTCATCAATAAAACCTGAATTTAGAATACCATATAGAGATAACAGACAAGATTATAAATACCATTATGTTAGAGGTGGATGTGGACTAGAATGTGCTTCTAATATGAAATATGGTGTTGAAACATGGGGAAATATACAAGGAGTACAGCCATTAATAGGATGCTGTGAAAAGAAAGAAAGTTATGAATGTCATCCTTCAGTAAAACAAGTATTAGATAAATTAATAGAAATGATATGAAAAAAAAGCTACTAATTATTACACCACATTTAAGTACAGGAGGAGCTCCGCAAGTTACTGTGAACAAAATTGCACTAATAAAAGATGATTTTGAAATCAAAGTTATTGAACATGCTTTTGTTGCATGGGCTTTTGTAGTTCAAAGGAATAGAATAATAGATTTAGTTGGAGAACATAATTTTCATTCGTTAGGAGAAAATAAGCATGATGAACTCATGCAAGTTTTACAACAGTTCAAACCTGATGTAATTTCTATGGAAGAGTTCCCTGAAATGTTTATGGATGATGAGCTAACATCAAAATTATATTGTCGTGAACTATTTGGTGGAACATGGAAAATAGTAGAAACAACCCATGATAGCAGCTTCAATCCACAAAACAAAAAATGGATGCCTGATAAGTTTGTTTTTGTAAGTCCATACAATATGATGAAGTACGACCACTTGAACATACCTCAAGAGATTATAGAATATCCAATAGATGCTAAAAATTCAGATAAAAGGATAGCTAGAGACAAGCTAGGTCTTGAGCATGATTATAAACACGCAGTAATTATTGGATTATTTACTCCTAGAAAGAATCAAAAATATGGATTTGAAATGGGAGAAAAGTTAAAAGATTATAAAATAAAGTTTCACTTTTTAGGCAATCAAGCGGGAAATTTTGAGCATTATTGGAAGCCATTGATGGATTATAAACCTGATAATTGTGTTATTTGGGGCGAAAGAAGCGATACAGAGGACTTTATTAGGGCTGCTGACCTTTTCTTCTTCCCATCTAAAGGAGACAGAGGTAACAAGGAATTAAACCCTATTGTAATTAAAGAGGCTGCTGAGTATAAGCAAATACCTAAGCTAATTTACAATTTAGATGTTTATTTGAACAGGTGGAACGGATATGAAGACTTTCATTATTTAACGGGCAATCTTACCGAAGATGCTGAAAAGGTGTTACAATTGACAGAAGCGAAACCAAAAAACAATAAAAGAGAAATTATAATTGTAGGCACTTGGCCAAACTTGGATAGTAGAGTACAATTAACTAAAGATACTATAAATAGCTTAAAGCCATTGGGTAGAAAGATTATGTTATTGTCTCATTATCCTGTAGATGATGATATTCAAAGAATGGTAGATTATTACATTTACGATGAGCATAACCCGTTAACACATCATTCTTATTATACAAGGTTTTATAGATTTACAGATGACTACCATGCTGAAATTAACATTAATGGATTAAAGAACAGCAACCAATCTTTGACAGTTCTTACCAATTTGTTTAACGGTGCAAAAGCAGCAAAAGCTTTAGGATATGAGACTTTCTTTTATACTACCTATGATGTTGTTTTAGACCCTAGAGATATACCACAAATTGAAAAATCATTTGATATTAATGGCAAGGACCCGATGATGTATAAAGCTTATTTAGGTAGTTTAAACACTCCTTTTGGCAAAGGTATACAAACCAATGGTATGTCATTTGATATTGATTTCTTCTTAAATACTTTTGATGATGTGAGAACTGCTGAAGAGTACAATAACATTTGCCAAAATATTGGAGCACAAAACTTTTTAGAAGATTATTTAACTAAAAAATTAATTGGATTAGAGAACCAATATTATATAGAGCACAATGATGAAGAAACCCTTTTAAAACACAGCGGACTTGGCGTAGCTTCTAATTCCGAATATTATTCAATAATTCCTATTGTTGGACAGCCTAATAAGTACATGTTCTACTTTTTTACTTATAATGTAGATAGCAGAAAGGTAAATATTACTATTAGAGAAGCAGGTCAAGATTCTTTTGTATTCAGATGGCAGATTGATAAAACTAAAGAGTTTAAAAAAGAATTTGAATATAAAGGTCGTGAAATTGAATTAGAGCTTGATTTTTACGATGGAGATAGAGTATATAAAAACGAAAAGTATGTTTTGAATAATAAAACATTACATAAATATCAGCATACAGGACACTACAAGATTAAGAATAGAAAACCTAAAATTAGATTAGTTCATCTTCAAACAACTAGAAACGATGAAAGAGAACAAAAAAGTAGAGAATCACTCAAGCATGTGGCCGACTACGGGTGGGAATATATCCTCCACACAAATGTCCCATACGGAGATTTACCACCTAAGTACAACTGCCAAAGGCCCAATTGCGTTTCAATGGAGCTCTTCAATGAGCAGCAAGTTCGTGAATTGGGAACAGCCCTCACACCATCCCACTACGGATGTTTTGAATCATTCAAAAACGGAATAATGAGTGAATTTGATAACAATATTGACTTTTTAATAGTATGTGAAGGAGATTGTATCATTGAAGTTCCTATGCAGGAATTTATTGAAAAAGTAGAAAAGTCTTATCAAATAATAGAAGACAATAAAATTGGTTATATGTCATTTGGAGATGTAAAAACTTTAGAGCATGGTTGGTTGCAATCCCCTGTTAGAGAAGTAGTTCCTGACCAAGATTTATTATTTATTACCGACCATATTATAGGATTACAATGTATTGGCTTCCCTAGAAGTGTTAAAAAATGGCTTTTAGAAAGGCTAAGAACTGATAAATGGGATGCAGCAGACATGTTTTTTAATCATATTTTCTATGGTAGCTCTTACAAATTTGGAATAGTTCACAATAGAATAACAACTCAAGCTGAAGGATTTTCATTAATTGACAAACAAGAAAAGAAATTTATATGAGAATAGCACAGGTTATAAGTAGCAATTTACCAATCCTGCCAACAGGTCAAAGAGGGTGGGGTGCAACTGAATTAATTATGGATGAGTACACTAAAAACCTAAGAAAATTAGGCCATGAAGTAGACTTATTGTATTTAAACGATGTAGACCCTAAAAAATACGATATAGTACATATTCATGTGGCTAATCTTTGTTTAGAGGCTCATAAAAGAGGTATTGAATATGTTTATTCAACTCATGACCATCATAGCTACCATTATGGTAAAAATAGTAGTAATTATAGAGAACAGTTAGAAGCTATGAAAAAATCAATATTTTCCTTAGCCCCTGCTGAATATGTAGTAGACTACTTTGATGATACAGATAAGCTATTTTACTTGTCTCATGGGGTAGATACTGATTACTATAAGCCAACAAAAGCATTTTATGATGTAAAAAATAGACCAATTGTACATAAACTATTGATGTGTGCAAACAATGGCGTGGCGGGAGATTATGGGGCTGATAGAAAAGGTTTTAGATATGGTATTGAAGCTGCTAAAATGCTAAATCTACCTATAACAATAGTTGGTGCAGATGCTAATACTAAATTCTTTGAGATACACAAAGATTTATTAGAATATGATAAATTAACTGTGATTGACACAAATCCTACAGAAGAGGAAAAATTAAATATTTTTCAAGACCATACTATTTTCTTACATCCATCAAATCTTGAATATGGACATCCTAATTTGACTTTACTAGAGGCTGCTAGTGTTTGTATGCCAATGGTAGCTACTTATAAAGGTAGCAAGGATATTGCAGGATTAGTTAGAATAAATGAAATTTCAACTAGTAGCGTAATTGGAGGTATTCATGTTGTTATGAATGATTATGAAAGGATGGTTGACAATATGGCTAAACTTAGAAGTTCTTACAGTTGGTTAAATGTTTGTAAAAAATTAGAAAAAAAGTACAATGCAGTACAGCAATTTCAAAACTTTAGCTCAGATGTAATTAGACAGAAATATGTTAATGTATATCAAAATATTTAATCATGAGAGTAGAATCAATAACAATAGCTGATTTTTATAATAATGTTGATGAAGTTAGAGAATTTGCTCTTTCTCAGGAATTTTCCGTAAGTGGTAATTTCCCTAATCTCAGAACGAAAAATTTCATAGATGATGGTATAAAGAAATCAATTCAGGATATTATTCAACCATTTGCGGGTAATATTACATGGTGGGGAGATGAGTATACAGGAGCTTTTCAATATACTACAGCACAAGATAGGTCATGGCTTCATGTAGACAATACAGATTGGGCGGGAGTAATATATTTAACACCTGATGCCCCTTTGTCAGGAGGTACAGGTTTATTTAGGAATAAAGCAACTAAAAAAAGAATTTGGAATGAGAAAAACAAAATGTACGAAGAGCCACTTTCTGAATTTTCGGCTGATTATTATGATATGACACAATGGGAGTTAGTAGATAGAATAGGCAATTTATACAATAGACTTATTTTATACAGAGGAGATTTATACCATACATCACTTGATTATTTTGGCAGGGACTTAGAAACGGGTAGACTATTTCAAACATTCTTCTTTAATACAGAATTTTAAATTATGATAACATACAACATACATCATGTCAATGGCCTTTACTTTGAAATATTGAGTGATGAAGGTAAAAATAGAGAATATGATATTATTTTTTATGATAGAGAGCACTCAAAAAATATATATGAAACAAAGTTAAAGGTTAACTCTTGGGCTAGATTAGATAGAAAATATTTGTCTGATGTAGCTGTAATAGTAAAATATGAAGGTAGAGTTATAAAGCAAATTAACTTCTTGGATGAGCTTAAAGGTAAAAGAGTTTTCATATCATTTGAAAGCAAAGCTTTGGGAGACACACTAGCTTGGATGCCTTATTGTGCTGAATTTGCAAAACATTATGAATGTAAGGTTATTGTATCTACATTTAAAAACTTCCTTTTTGAAAAACAATATCCTGAATTAGAGTTTGTTGGTAGAGGGGAGGTGGTTAATAACCTAATAGCTATGTTTGAGTTAGGTTGGTTTTGGGAAAAAAGCAAAGAACCTGTAAACCCTATTCTAATTCCTTTACAAAAAGCTGCTACTAATATATTGAACCTGCCATATCAGGAATTAATACCTAATTTAGATTTTACGCCAAAAGAAAGACCTTATGACCAAAAATATGTATGTATTTCAATACATTCAACAGCACAGCTTAAATATTGGTATTATTGGCAAGAATTAGTTGATTGGTTAGTTTCTGAGGGCTATAAAGTAATTGAAATATCAAATCAAGATACTGAGGGATTAAGCAATATTGATATGTTAGAAGATAGGTCAATGGAGAATACTATGAATGTTATTCATCATTCGGAGTTCTTTATAGGGCTTTCAAGTGGACTTGGGTGGTTATCATGGGCTATGCGTAAAAAGGTATTTATGATAGCTAATTTCACTAATTCAGACCATGAATTTAGTAAAAACACAATTAGAATTACAAATGAATCAGTTTGCCATGGCTGTTGGCATAATCCTTTATTTAGATTTAATAAGGGGGATTGGAATTGGTGTCCCGAACATGAAAATACTCCAAGACAATTTGAGTGCCACAAGTCAATAAGTGCAGAAAAAGTAATTGATTTAATTAAGCAAAATAGATAATATGAAAGGCGAAATTATTTCAATGTTCCCTACTTGTTTATTATTAAATAACATAGATAGAGAATTTACTGAAGATGAACTAAATTGTATTTTAGATTATAAAGATGGTGTTCGTGAAAACACAGGAAATATTACTACTGACGATGTTTTTGTATTGGAAAACCCAAGATTATCAGATTTAAAAAAATTAATTAATGAAGCTTTAAATGACTATTTAAAACAAATATATCATCCTATAAATGATGTTAAATTATTGTCAACTATTTCATGGTTAAATTTTACAGATAAAACTCAATATCATCATAAACATTGCCATCATAATAGTATTGTAAGTGGATGCTTATACATAAATGCTAAAAGAGAATCAGATTGTATTGTTTTTACAAAAAGAGCCACAGGCGAAAATTGGCAGTTACAAGCTAATAACTATAACCCTTTTAATTCTAATGAGTTTACTGTACCTGTACATACAGGAGACTTAGTATTATTTCCATCTAATTTAATACATAGCGTTCCTCAAACTGACCATGATTACACTAGAATTAGTCTTGCATTTAATTCTTTCTTTTCAGGAGAATTAGGATTCATTGATGGGGCTATGAAAGGAATTAATTTTTTAAAAATTGAATTACCAAACCAACAATAATTTATGGAAAAAGGATTTGTATTACCAATATTCCCAACCGTAATAACAATGAATAAAATAAATAGGCCTTTTACTCAAGAAGAGCTTGATTTTATGCTTTCATTTAAAGACAAGGTTCGTGAAAATCAATCTAATACAGAAGATATATATATACTTGAAAATCAAAACCTTTTGGATATTAAGAAATTATGCGAAGATGCTTTGAACGATTATTTGTTACAAATTTATGACCCAATAAACCCAAATGACATTAGTTTAAAAATAACCCATTCTTGGCTTAATTTTACAAAAAAAGGGCAGTTTCATAATAAACATACACATCATAATAGCATTTTGTGTGGATGTCTTTATGTTAATGCTACTAAAGAGAAAGATACAATAACATTTACAAAAATGGATTCAGGAGAGAATTGGCAGATACAAACTAACAATGAAAATAGTATAAATAGTAACCAATTTACAATATCAGTTGAAACAGGAGATATTATTATTTTCCCATCAAATTTAACTCATAGCGTTCCAACAATAGAAACAGATGGCAGACTTTCTTTAGCTTTTAACTCTTTCTTTTCAGGAAATATAGGTTTTATACAAGGACCAATGAAAGGAATTAATTTTGTAAAAATAGATTTACCTAATCAAAAACAATATAAACCAATTTAAAATGGAATTTAAAGTACACCCATTATTCCCGACTCCTATCATTAAAACAAAGTTCCATAGAGATTTTACTCAGGAGGAATTAGATATTATGTATTCTGAAAAGATTGGACAAAGCGTTGGAAACGCTAGTTCTAGTAATCGTAGAATACTTGAAAATCCTTATTTATCTGATTTAAAAAAGTTTGCAGAAGATTGTTTGAACCTATGGATAACGGAGATTGTTTGTCCTGCATATAAAGATACTGTAAAACTAAAAATTACCCAATCTTGGCTAAATTATACTGAACCAAAGGGTTATCATCATATTCATTATCATCCTAATAGTATTGTTAGTGGAGTTATTTATATAGAAGCATCTCAATATAAAGACCAAATAGAATTTCAAGATGATACTCCTCGTCAATGGCATATTCATAATGACAAAGCCAATCCTTTTAATAGTAATCAATATCATGTACCTGTAAACACAGGAGATTGCGTACTATTCCCGTCTTTACTATATCATGGAGTTCCTGAAGTACAAGGAGATACTAAAAGGACTAGTTTAGCTTTTAATTCTTTTTGGGATGGGAAAATTGGTTATGCAGACGATGGAACCAACTATTTAGAAATTAAGGATATTTACTAATTATCTATAATGCTCTCCACCTACCCATAATACAAGGGATTTTCTAATGCCTTGTGTTACGGGTGTAACCCTGTGCATCATATAAGATGGGAATAAAAACACATATCCTTTCTTCCTAAAAACCGTATCAGCATTATCAGGATTACCACCTCTAAAGTATTGTAAATCCCCTCCTTCGTATTCGCTAGGGTCTGATAATTGAACGGTAATAGATACTTTTCTTTTTGACATTTGGCCATCTCCAATATCTTGATGCCAACCGTAATGTCCATTTTGAGAAGCGTGATATTCTGTATATTGTATATTGTCTAAAACTGAATAAAGGTCAAAGTTCCAAACATTTTTATTGGCCTCAGCAGCCATTTCCATTAATTTAAAATAAAGCCACCCAAAACCATCTTGTTTAGGAATCCATTTAACATAAGAAGAACGAACTTCTTTATTTGATTTGCCTTCTCCTGAAGTCAAACCTTCATGAAATGCTAATCTTGATACTAATTGATTTACTTTTTGTAATTCCTCCTCATTAAAACCATTTTCAAAATAGTAATAGTTTTGTAGGTCAACCCCTTGGGTCTCAAAAATTGGTTGTACTTCCATGGTTATTTTTTAAATTTTTACTTTTTATGGGTATAAAGCCTCTTTCTCTTTCAGCTTTGCATCTAATTCCTGACAAGCTTTTATTAAAACACCTATGCTAGATGAAATAATTATTTTATCATGTGAAGGACTAGAAATCTCTTCAGGAGTGTTTTCGGCAATAAATCCATATTTTACTTGGTCTTCCATACCATCAATATCAAATTCATAACTTACAATTTGCGTAGCGTTAAGAATATCTAAAGCTGATTTAGTGAAAGGTGTAATATCATATTTCAATCCTCTACTAGAAGTTGGGAAAAAATTTGGAGAACCAATTGCACCATTCGGGCTATACCATGTACTTGGTCCTGTTATAAACTGAATCCCGCTATTACTTCTTGCTCCTTGTCCATTATTAGCAAAAACATTATTACCATAATACAACTGATTCCAACGACAAACTGAAAAGGTCATTGGAGAGAACTGATTTAAAGTTTGGTTATTACTATTTGCAGGACCTTGAGGACCCGTTGGACCTTGAGGACCTGTTTGTACAGCACCTGCAGGGCCTTGAGAACCTGTAGGACCTGTAGCACCTGTAGGACCTGTAGGACCATTTACACCTGAAGAACCTGAAGTACCTGAACTTCCTGCAGGACCTGTTGCTCCTTGAGGACCTGTTGGACCTTGAGGGCCTGTTGCTCCTGAAGTACCCGAAGAACCGCTTGAACCTGAAGCACCACCATTACCACTTGTACCCGTAGAACCTGATAAAGCGGAAGTACCTGCTGTTGCAGAAGAGCCTGAAGTACCACTTGTACCCGCAGAACCACTAGTGCCTGAAGTACCACTAGAAGCAGAAGTACCTGATGTTCCTGATGTTCCTGATGAGCCATCACTTGCTGATGTACCACTAGTTCCTGAAACAGCAGAAGTACCACTAGTAGCAGATGTTCCTGATGTTCCTGTGCTTCCACTAGTTCCTGAAGAACCACTTGTTGAATTAGCACCTGTTGTACCACTAGTTCCATTTGTACCTGAAGTACCATTAGTCCCATTTTCTCCCGCTAAAGATACTGTCCATTGAGAAAAAGTGCCATTACCTACACTTTGAGTAGGAGTTAACACCATAACACCTGTACCTGCATCATAAGATACAACTCTACCTACATAGTAATTTAATTCATCGTGAGTAACCTGCACAAAATCATTTGCCTTAAATGCAAGGTTAATACTACAATTAAGTGTTATATTAGAATAAGCCATTTATATTTGGTGTTTGTATTTGTTCTCCAAATGCAGTAAAATCAACAACTGATGGATTTTTCTTTTCCATTACTAATTTATCAAGCTGTTGTTTTCTCCAAGCAATGTTTCTTTGTCTTTCGTTTTCTCTATCTTCAATCCAACCAACAATCACATTATGATTTTGAACTAATTCATCAAATGCTAAAAATCCACTATTAGGATTAAACCTTAAAGTAGTGCTATCTTCAATACTAGATTCATATTCTCCTGTTTCATCAACTAATTTACCCCAAAGTCTCCAATGGATTCTATGTAATACATTTTGTTGTCCTTCAGCAGCAGGTTTTACCTGTAATCTTAATATTTCCCAACGATAAGTTATAGCCATAATATTTTTATTTACTTTACAAATTTATAATTTTTTCATCTAATTCTTGAACGGCTTTTATCGCAATAGCTATGGTTGAGTTTATTTCCATCATATCTTGATTAGGGCCTGATAATTCTTGTGGTGTATCATTTGCAATGAAACCAATTTTAGGTATTTCGCTTATTTCAAAATCATCTAAATCATACTTAAATGAAACAATATCTGTTTGTTTTACAATTTCTAAAGCCGATTTAGTAAAAGGTTCTATATTCTTTTTAACTTCTTGAGTTGAAGTACCATAGAAAAAAGCAGCACCAACAGCACCATAAGTATACCAATTAGAGTCTCCAATCCATCCATGAGGACCATATCCAAATGCTGCATTAAATTGAGCTCCATCTGCTACATAAAATATTGGGGCAAATAAAGAATTACCTTCCATTGAATAGAAGTAAACATCACTATTTGTATTTAAGGCTTGGTTATAAACAGTTTGAGGGCCTTGACCTCCTGTAGGTCCTGTTGGACCTGTTGGACCAACTCTTGTAGCACCTTGTGGTCCTGTTGGACCTGTTCCACCTTGAAAACCTTGAGGGCCTGTAGGACCGTTTACGCCACTTGAGCCTGAAGTACCTCTGCCACCTAACGCACCTTGTGGACCTTGAGGACCTGTAGCACCTGTAGGACCATTTACGCCACTTACACCGCTACCGCCACTTGTACCACTAGAACCTGTTGAAGCAGAAGTTCCTGATGTACCGCTAGAGCCCGATAATGCAGAAAGTCCCGAAGTACCGCTTGTAGCACTAGAACCACTAGAACCACTAGAGCCTGAGCTACCTGATGTTGCATCATTTGCTGAAGAACTTGATTCTCCCGATGTACCTGAAGTTGCAGATGAACCATAAGTTCCTGTTGTACCTGCAGTTGCAGAAGAACCTGAACTAGCAGAAGTACCACTAGTACCCGATGTATATGAAAGTCCTGAAGTACCTGCTGTAGCTGATGTACCTGAAGTACCTGCAGTACCATTTGTACCACTAGAACCGCTTAATCCTGTTAATGAAACTATCCAATTACTATAAGTACCGCTACCAACAGATTTTGTTGGAGCTAAAGTCATTGCACCCGTTAATGAATCATAAGAAACAACTACACCAATAATATAGTTATTAGCATCATAACTTAACTGCACATTATCTCCTGCTACAAAAGATAATCCTGTTGTTGTGGTTATATTTATATTAGCGTATGGCATTTTTCTTATTTTGTAAAGCTATTATTCTATCATCAATTTCTTGTATTGCTTTTAAAACAACACTCAATGTATTACTATTATCCATTTTATCATGCTGTTCTGTTGCTAATTCAGAGGGAGTATCTTCTGCAATAAAACCTATCAAGGTTAAATCATCATGAGCCCCTGAATCTAATTTATAATTAACTATTTGAGTAGCATTTAATATATCCATTGCCGATTTTTCAAAAGGCTTAATATCTTTCTTTAACTCTCTTAAAGATGGATTATAAAAAAATGTTCCACCTAATGAAGCATCAGTAGCCCACCCAAATCCAAATCCCTGCCAAGTAGGTGCCACATTACTAGCAATACCTTTTCCTTGGTCTCCTCCTGTATAATATCTACTATATGAGAAAAGATAAGATGAACCTGTTAATGGAGCATATCTAACTGTACTTGCACCTGAGTTTAAGTCTTGGTTATAACTTGCAGAGGTACCTGTAGGGCCTTGAGCACCTTGAGGACCCGTAGGAGCTGAAGCAGGTTGAATACCTTGAGGACCTGTTGGACCTTGAGGGCCTGTTGCTCCTCTTGGACCTTGTGCACCACTTGAACCCGAAGTTCCACTAGAACCTGAACCTCCTGTTGGGCCTGTTGGACCTGTAGCACCTGTAGGACCTGTAGGACCATTTACACCTGAAGAACCTGAAGTACCTGAAGAACCTGATGAATTACTAGCCCCTGAAAGTGCAGAACTACCATAAGTACCTGCAGTGCCTGAAGTTGCATTTGAACCTGAAGCTCCTGAAGTTGCAGAAGTACCACTAGAACCGCTAGTACCATTTGAACCCGCAGTACCTGCTGTTGCTGAAGTACCTGAAGTTGCAGAAGAACCTGAACTCGCAGAAGTTCCTGCAGTCGCAGAAGTACCTGAAGTTCCTGAAGAACCCGATTCAGCACTTGAACCATCAGTTCCCGCAGTACCATTAGTACCTGCTTGTGTACTATTCCCTGAGCTTGAACTAGCTCCTGAAGAGCCACTATATCCTATTAAGCTAACTGTCCATGAATCAAAAGTACCACTACCAACTGATGAAGTAGGTGTAACTACTAAAACCCCTGTAGAGGGGTTATAAGTAACGACTTGTCCTAAAATGTAGTTATTTTCATCATGACTTATTTTCACAAAGGAGTGAACTTGTAATGACAAGAATTGGCTTACATTAAAGGTTATATTTGAATACGGCATAATTCTTTCATTCTTTTATGGTTAGTTTTTAGTAACCAAATTTACTACTTTTTTAACATGCAGTACAACTACTTGTGATAGTTGCTACGCTACTACCATTTGTTGTTACTGATACAAAATCTGTTCCTGACTTAATATACCAAGTTCCTGCTGCAAGACCTGCAAAACCTGCACCTGATAATGTAGTACAAGTACAGAATGTAGTAGCATCACCTGTTACTAAAAAAGAACCATCAGGTGTACTACAAATATTTATAGCACTACTACCATAATCAATACTTCCTGCAAATAATACAGTTGTTGTAGTCGTTGTAGTACTTGTAGTTGGAGCTATTGTTGTTGTGGTAGTTGTAGTAGTTGTAGTAGCTTCCGCTAAAGGCAATGTTTCAGTTGTACCTGAAGTTCCTGAGAACACAGATGTTGCACCTGAAGTTGCAGAAGTACCTGTTGTACCTGCTGTACCACTTGTTCCTGAAGTTCCGCTAGTGCCTGAACTACCATCCGTACCTGTAGTACCGCTAGTTCCTGAGCTACCATCCGTACCTGAAGTTCCTGAAGTTCCGCTAGAAGCACTTGTACCTGAAGTACCACTAGAGCCGCTAGTACCTGATGTACCGCTTGAACCCGAAGTACCCGCAGTAGCATCTTGACCTGAAGTACCTGCACTTGCAGATGTACCTGAAGAACCTGATGTACCTGAAGTACCATCTCCTCCTGATGCACCTGCCAAGTTTACTTGCCAAGAATCATAAGTACCTGAACCGATAGGGTCAACTACTGTAAATGTCATGACACCTGTACTTGAAGAATATGAATTTACTTCGGCAATAACATAGTTAGCAGCGTCATACGCAATTAATACAGATTGTGCTGTTGTCCATTGCAATCCTGTACCTATTGTTATCGTACCACTAGAACCTACTATACCGATTGTATATGAGCTAATTGAAGCTGACTTATATCTATCTCCTGACACACCCGCAGTACCTGCTGAACCTGATGTACCTGTTGTACCGCTAGTTCCTGATGAACCATTTGTACCTGAAGTAGCATCACGACCACTTGTACCACTAGAACCATCAGTTCCTGTTGTACCACTCGTTCCTGAAGAACCATCTGTTCCTGATGTACCACTTGTACCACTAGTGCCTGTTGTACCCGCAGTACCATTAGTACCACTAGTTCCTGTTGTACCTGTAGTACCACTAGTCCCTGAAGAACCATTTTCTCCACTTGTTCCTGAAGAACCATCCGTTCCACTAGAACCATCAGTTCCACTAGAACCTGAAGTTCCATTTGAGCCATCTGTACCATTTGTACCTGAAGAACCTGAAGTACCTGATGTTCCATTTGTACCCGCAGTTCCTGATGTACCGCTAGAGCCACTTGTACCCGCAGTTGCATCTTGACCTGAAGTTCCACTAGAACCATCAGTTCCTGAAGAACCGTCAGTTCCGCTAGAGCCATCAGTCCCTGAGCTACCATCAGTACCTGTTGTACCTGAAGTACCGCTTGAACCACTAGTGCCTGAAGTACCTGATGTTCCATTAGTACCACTTGTACCACTAGAACCATCTGAACCTGAAGAGCCGCTAGTACCTGCAGTAGCATCTTGACCACTTGTACCTGCTGTACCATTTACACCTGAAGTTCCTGCTGTTGCAGAAGAACCTGAAGTTCCTGCAGTAGCATCTTGGCCTGAAGTACCTGTTGTACCTGAAGAACCTGAAGATGCACTAGAACCATCCGTACCACTAGAACCTGAAGTACCCGAAGATGCACTAGAACCTGAAGTTCCTGAAGAACCTGAAGAACCATTTGTACCTGAAGTACCATCTCCACCTGAAGCACCCGCTAAGTTTACAGTCCAAACAGAATAAGTACCTGTACCAATTGTATCTACAGGTGCACCATAAGTTAATTGTCCGTTACCTGAATTATAAGAAATTACTTCTGATATTTGATAGTTTGAACTATCATAAGTTATAATTACTGATTGAGCCGTTGTATATGCAAGACCTGTACCAATAGTTATAGCACCACCAACTCCTAAAGTAGCTGTACTTGTAGAAGCAGTCCTATATCTATCTCCTGAAATACCTGAAGTACCTGTTGTACCCGTTGTACCTGAAGAGCCACTTGTTCCACTTGAACCATTCGTACCACTTGAACCCGAAGTACCGCTAGTTCCTGATGAACCTGAAGTTCCTGAAGAAGCAGATGTACCACTCGTTCCTGTTGTACCTGAACTACCATCCGTACCACTTGTACCTGTAGTTCCTGAAGAACCTGAAGTACCCGTTGTACCTGTTGTACCACTAGTTCCTGAACTACCATCTGTACCACTTGTACCTGTCTCTCCTGAAGTACCACTAGTCCCTGTTTCTCCTGAAGTACCTGTTGTACCTGAAGAACCTGAACTAGCCGAAGTTCCGCTTGAACCTGAAGTACCTGTAGTACCATTAGTACCACTTGTACCTGCAGTAGCATCTTGACCTGAAGTACCACTAGAACCATCTGTACCTGAAGTACCATCAATGCCTGAAGTACCTGCTGTTGCAGAAGTACCTGAAGTTGCAGAAGAACCGCTTGAACCTGAAGTTCCTGCAGTTGCTGAAGTTCCACTTGAACCTGAACTTGCAGAAGTACCTGATGAGCCTGATGTTCCTGAAGAGCCATCTCCACCCGCAGAACCTGATAAGTTTACAGTCCAAAAGTTATATGTACCTGAACCTGTGAATGTAGTTGCATTAAATACAAATACACCTGTGTTTGAGTTATAAGATACAACATCTCCAAATTGGATGTTATTAATATCGTAAGCAATAGTTACAGCTTGTCCAACTGTATAAGAAAGACCTGTACCTACTGTAATTGTAATTTGACCTGAACCTGCTAAAGTAAATTCAGAATTTGATGTAGTTCTATATCTATCTCCTGACAAACCTGCTGTACCACTAGAACCTGAAGTTCCTGCTGTACCCGCAGTTCCTGAAGAACCATTTGAACCATCTGTTCCTGATGAACCTGAAGAAGCTGAAGTACCCGCAGAACCACTAGTGCCTGAAGTACCTGTTGCACCTGAAGTCGCAGAACTACCACTTGAACCTGATGTTCCTGAAGTACCATTTGTTCCTGATGTACCCGCAACAGCAACGCCAATTTCTGAAGCTACTATGATTACTGAAGGAGCAGCAGGAGAATCATAAGGGTCTGCAGGGGTTACTGTAGCAGGAGAAGCTAATAATCTAACTGTTGCATCAGCAGATGCAAAAACAAATTCTACATAATCTCCTGCAGCTAAATCAAAAATATAAGATACAAACGGTAATGATTCAGCCGCAGCACCTATTAATTCAATAGTAGAATTAGTTCTTGGCTCATCTACACCATTAATTCTAGCCCAAATAGAAACTTGGTCATTACCACCGCTTGATTTATCTATTTGAGCAGAATATCCAATTTGATATTTACCTGCATTAGCAACAGTTATTTTAGAAGCTCCATCTAAACCTGTAACTATACTAATCCCATTTGAAATTTCAGTTGTATTGTATGTCCATATTGTAGGAGTATTAGCTCCATCAACTGTTTGATTTGTACTATCACTAAAGCTACCATACCAATTGGCAATAGCCGCACCACTAACACCTGAAGTACCTGCAGAGCCTTGAGCTCCTGAAGTACCTGCTGTACCATTAATACCACTAGTACCATTTATACCTGAAGTACCCATAGTACCATTTGCACCACTTGTTGCAGAAGTACCACTTGAGCCTGATGAACCTGAAGAACCATCCGTTCCTGTAGTACCACTTGAACCTGAAGAACCCGAAGTTCCTGAAGAACCCGAAGTTCCTGTAGAACCTGAAGAGCCCGATGTACCCGATGTACCTTCATTTCCTGATGTACCTGAGCTACCCGTAGCACCTGCAGCACCTGATGTACCACTTGAACCCGCATTACCTGAAGAGCCTGATGTACCATTTGAACCATTTGACCCACTAGAGCCACTAGTACCACTAGAGCCTGATACACCTGAGAATCCCGATGTACCCGCTGTACCTGCAGTTGAATTTCCTGATGTACCTGAAGAACCATTAGCACCGCTTGTACCTGCAGTACCTGTTAAACCTGTTGAGCCTGATGTACCTGAAGAGCCACTTTCGCCACTAGTTCCACTAGAGCCATAGCTAATACCGCTAGTACCAAGAGTACCTGAAGTACCCGAAGTACCTGACACGCCCGATGTACCCGCAGAACCACCTGTTCCTGAGCCGCCACCTGAGCCGCCACTAATAAAACTAAAAGTATCTCCTCCTAAAAATGTACTACTCATTACAAATTATTTAATCAATTCAAGTAAACTAATTTCTTTTATATATTTACCATCTTGATATACAAAGTAACGAATTTCATCTTCGTCTTCTCTATCAAGATAGACACAAACTTCAACATTTGTAGAGCTTAATTGAGATTCTAATTTTTCAAGAATCTTTTTGATTTGAGGAGGAACCAATACGGTATAACCCTTCATATCAATAGCCCTAACATTTAATATCTCCTTTATACTAGTTTCCCTGAATGGAGCATGGTCTTGACAATAGACATAACCAACTTCTCGTTCAGGGGTTAATTTCAAAAGAAAAGACACATCTAATTGGTCTTTTTTATTTTCTTTTGCGAATCTTTTGATGGCTTTGTTAAAAATTCCTCTTGTTTCTGATAGGATAAATTCTTCCATTTTTATGATTTTTTTTTGTTTTTATATTTTTACGCATCTAAAACAGCACCTCTCGGTATGCTGCTATAAACTATATTATCTAAAATTTTTGTTCTTTCCCAAGTACCCGCTGCAAATTTGTTAGCATAAGCAGCAGTCATAGGTCTTAAAAGACCTTGATATAAAATAGCAGTCTCTTGTCCATTTGCTACATAATCTCCATCATTCAACTCAAATTTTTTACCATCTTTTCCAATCCCTTCAGGATAAGTATATTTAGTTGTTGTTGCAGGTGCAGCAGTTGGCATAGGGATAGGTGCAGTTGGTTCTTGAGGTGCTACAGGAGCATTAGTTGGAACACTAGTTGGAACACTAGTTGGAACATTAGACAAATTTTCTTCTACAAATGTTTTCACATTTAAGTCAGAACCACTTTTTGTCTTGTTGTATATGTAGTAACCTACAACACCTAAACCTAATAATAATACAATATCTCTATTTTCCATTTTATTTTTTATTTTTTATTGATAAGATAATACAATATCTGCGACTCCTCCTCCTGTACACGCAATTGTAACTCCATCTATAGGATTAGCTGTAGATGAAGCAGTTAAAGTTACACCTTGACCTGTAGCAAAAGTTACAGCATCTGATGCAGTTCCATTAAATACTGATGTACCCAATATGGTAACAGGGCCTTGACTTGCTAAAACTGATATTCTAACAACATTTTGACTAGCAGATATTGTTAAAGAGGTATCTGTAATTGTTTTAGACCATATATTAGTAGCTCCCATTTGTTATTTTTTTAAAAGATTTTTCAAAGTATTTTCATAGGTAAAAGGGACAGTCGTTGAAAGGAATGAACTTTTTACTTTTATGTATCCATCTGCTACAAATTTAACATCTTTTAACGATAATGTCAAAGTTGCTATATTAACAATATTTTTAAATACTAAACTAGGATTGAAGGTAAAATTATATCTTACTTGACTAGTTTTTGTAGGTAATATTACAAATTCTTGTGATTCATTTATACTTCCTACTTTAACACCATTCATTGTAAAATCTAAGAATATCTCAGTAATAGTAGCCTCTACATTAGAAGCATTATAAACATCCATGATAACTTCAATTGTTACATCTCCTTGAGAGATAGTAACTAATCTTATACCTGTAATTTTATAGCTAATATCTTTTAAAAAGTCTATCTGCTTTTTATAATAATTATATAAAGCATAACCTATTATAGATAATCCACTAACTACTAATATGGGTTTTAAGTATTTCATTATCTGTTCCTTAACATTGCTAATAGTAAAACTGCACCAAGTCCAATTCCACCGTAAATTAATAAATTTTTATTAGAGCCCAAACTCGCTGTTAATCCGCCACCTTGTGAAGCAGGAGCATATAAAGGTTGCCCACTAGGAACTCCAAATAAGTCTGTTTTAGCTTGTTGTACACTAGCTTCAGATACATTAGTTAAAGTTTTTATAAGTTCTGCTTTCTTTTGCTCAGTTTCAATTTTTTGAGCTATAGCTATACATTGCTTCTCTTCTTGTTTCATTTTCATTTCAGCCTCTGCAGTTCTAGCTATTCCCAACCTAATTTTTGGATATTCTGTTACATGACCTTTAGCTAATCCTAATTCTTTAGTTTGAGCTTCAATATATAATGCTAACTTATCTAAGCTACTTTTTAAATCATCACAAGTAGTCTTAGGTAGTTTTTTTACAAAAGTTTCTGCATCAGTTTTTGCCTTTCCTTTGTTTCTTTTAAAAGTTTCATCTCCAAAAATATTGATACCAAAAAGATTTTCAAATTCTTCGTTAATATCTATTTTTTGAAAAACTTCTTCATTCCCTGCAAAGTTTTTATAGACTTTATTCTCATCTGTAAAACTGTTTAAGTCCCCAAGCCTTCCTTTGGCTAAAGCACCTAAATCGTTATTTTCAATCATATCTATAGCCATAGTTAATATTTTTAATCTCTATTTGTTAATGAATTTAATACTAAAACACCAATTAAAGCAATACCACCATACATTAAATATTTTTGTGTATCATCTTGAGCAGCAGGTGCACTAATAGGGGAAGGAGCAGAACCATTAGATTGTGCTATTGCTGTACCTAAAGCTGCAGTATCATATAGTTTTGCATAATCTACTGTAGGAGGTATAGATGCAGATGGCAACGGTTGACTCACAGGTGCAGGTGCACTTACAACTGTTGATTGACCGCTTGGCAAAACAGGTGCAGGTGCAGGTAATGGCAAACTAGGTAAATAAACTCCACCTTTTGTTGCACATGGAGGATTTACCCCATTTGCTACATCGTAAGTACCATCAGCACATTTAATACTTGGTTGTTCGTAATTTTTAACAACATCAGGGGTATAAATGATAGCTTGACTAGGTGCAGGTGTAGTTGGACTAGGCATAACAGTAGTACCTACAGAAGGGGTTGCTACAGGAGTTACTTTAATTCCTTCAGGAGTATATACTATACCGCATGTTAAATCCTTTAAAAAGTTTTGCATTTCATTAATCCAAACTTTCAAAGCATCTGAATTTCTTGCCTTTATACGCTTACCACCCGCAGTAGAAGGTCTACTAGCATTTATTTGAGCTAATTCAGCTTTTGCAGCTTCAATAGTGCTCTTCATTAAATTACAATCATTTGTCAATGGGTATTTCCCTGACATAGTATTAGAAGCGGCCTCTTTTCTTTGAGCTTCGCCTCCTATGATTGTCGTACCAAATATTTTTACTGCCATAATTAGTCTTTTTTACGCATTAAATTAGAAAATACCACTAACAAAATTACACCCGCAACTCCATATAACAAATATTTAGTTGTATTAGATGTTGCTGCAGGGGCATCCTGTGGTAAAGCATCAGGATTTAAAACTGCTTGTGAACAATCTAAACTCGGTATATACTTCTCAATTTCAATTATTCTTGCTTTTAAAGCAGCAATTTGTCTTGCTCTTACTCTTTTTGTACCCGCATTTCCACCTGATTCAGATTCCATTTGAGCCAAAGCCAATTTTGCAGATTTAAGGATATTTTGCATTTCTAAGCAATTTTCAGAGAAAGGATATTTTTTATCCATATCTCCTTCAGTAGACAAAACTCTTTTTCGTTCTGCTTGTTTTGATATGCCAATCCCTGCAAGTGTTAATACACCTGCAACTGCTGCTCCTGTCGCTATCTTTTTGCCCGTAGGTCCTAATTTTGGTAATGCCATTTTTTTTATTTTTTCTTTATAAACATATAATAAGCTGTAAAACCTAATACCGCTGCTAAACCACCATACAACAAAATTGACTTAGTGTTTGAGCTTTGTACTCCATAAGGAGGAGGATAATCTCCTTGAGCACCCATTCCTCCATCCACAGGAACACCTTGAGTGCTTTCTAATGAATCTGCTAAATCTCTAACATCAGCAGTTTTTGCAGGAGCATATTTTGGAGCTGCTAATAACTTTTCATTGGTTGGATAGTTATAAGTAGGGATTTGAAAACTATAAGGAGTTGCATTTAAAATCTTTTGAGAACTAACATCACTTAAATTCATTAAAGATGGAGCTGCAATTTTTAAAATTTGGCTTCCACTCATTCCACTTTGTAAATCTTTAATTTTATTTTGTAACTGCATTATTCTATTAGATAGAGCAGTAATGTTTCTTTGTCTAACCCTTTTAGCCCCTGAAGTTTCAGGTTTTGAATTTTTTAAACCAACTAATTCTACATTAGCTGAATTTAAACTAGACTGTAAAGAAGTTATGCTATCACTCAAAGGATATTTTTGAGAATATACATTTGCTGCTTCTGTTTTTCTTTTCTTTTCTCCACCAAAAATTGCCATATACTAAAATTTATAAGTTATTCCTTTACTTGCTAATTTATTATTTATTGTTGCAATTTGAGTTGCATCTAACTCACTATTAATCATAGCAGATAATGACATTGGAGGTGTATTTGCTGAAAAAAATGATTCTCTAGGGTCATCAGAGAAAGGACACCTTACTTTTTTTCTTAATCCAAACACATCTACAAATAATAATATATCCGCTTGATTATTAACCTTATCAAATTGAGCATAAATTTGTTTCTCTTCAGTACCACAATCATTCGCAGCCGCAACAATTGCATTTGACATAGCTTCAGCTTGGCTTCTAGCGATGGTTGGACCTTTTCCTGTTTGAATTTGGGTATTCAACTCACTACTAGCATTGTTTACTTCAGCTAAAGACTCGTTTTTAACTTTAGTCTCTTTAAATTTTCTAAGTACCGCTGTTACTGCTAAATAGGTTACAGTTAATCCACCTATGACTACTACGCCCTTAGCCCAAGATGGTAATTCTGTATATACTTTCATTAATCCTTTTTCTGCCATAACATATATTTTATTCGCCTACTGCGTAGACATCTTTAATTTTATATTCTTCAATATAGTCCTTTATGAACCTATTGATAATATCATATCTTCTTTTATTTTGCTCCGTTGGATAACCTATAAAGGTATCAATGAAAGCAGAATAGGCCTCTTTGATAGGGTAGCCTAATCCTAAATAAATTGTAAGTCCGTTTAAATCCGCTTCAGTCTCATTAGAAATATCACTATTCAAATAAAAATGGCTAAACTCATGTAATAAAATTGCCATTCTCATAGGGATAGTAAAAGGAAGAAATGATTCCTGAGATACTTGTATACGACCATTTTTGGTACTTATACGAGCAGGGGTAGCCATTTTCTCTCCTGTTTTGTTACTTCTTATATAAGGTAGGTATTCTATTTTAAAAGCACCTACGGAACTTATATAATCTTTTGGAGCTTGAATCCAACCTGCATTGTATGCAAACTTTTGAGCAAAAGCAACAAAGTTTCTAACTAAAGAATTGTCCATTTTTGTTTTAGACAAAGTAATGTCCAAGTCTTCTTTTTTGATTTCCACTACTTCAAAAGAACTGTCCTGACCTTTCGGTAGGTTGCCATTTTTTTTATTATAAATTGCTAGAGCAGTTGAATTTGGGGATAATGGCATCCTCACATACAACTCTTGTACTCCATCAACAGTTTTTTCTCTTTCCATAAAAACCGTATTGGCCTGTGTTGGGTCAAATGCCTTTAACACAATTGGCTGTGGCGAATTTGTCTTCACTACAATCTTAACCATTACAGGTTCATACCTTGTCCATAATTTATACTGCATACTAGATGTATAACGGTGCTTGTACCTTTTCAGGTTGGATTGCAAATCTTCCTGCTCTTAACGCTTCCGCTTTTGCTCTCACTTTAGCACTTACCATATCTGATGGCATTACAATCTTGTATTCAGCTTGGAAAGGCGTACTATATTTGTCTTGCTCTTCTTGAAGAACATCTACAACTAAGTCTTGAGTAGTTACACTTTTTTTATTATTATTATTTTTATAATAATACCAAATAGCAACAGCCCCAACACCACCTAGTACCCACCAAATAAAATTATCTTTTTTCATTACGCTTTCTTTTTTAACAGATTAACAGCAACTATTGCCACTACTATTACACCACCTGCAATAAGAAGTGTACTAACGGGAAATCCTAATACTTTTTTATCCATTTCTTCTTTTTTTAATATAAACAATTTTTCGCCTATTTCTTTGTTTAAGTTACTATTAATTGGGAAAACTCCTTTAGTTTTCTCTCTACTTAGCCAATCTGAAAAAGCTAATGTGCCGCCTTCATCTTTATATTGTTTAAAAAGTTGGTTGGCAGTAAGCTTTTTTTCAACATTTACTTCTTCCATTTTTATGGTTATTTTTTGTTTAAAATTACTATTTTAATACTACAGCAAAAGGACTAATTTTTATAAAATTGCCCGTTAATCCTCCTGTAATAATAATTTTTAAAAACCCACTTGGCAATACACTCATATCTTTAACTTCAAACCCATTAACAATTAAAGCTCCTGTCCCTGCGTTTTTACTAGCAAGATTTGTTTCTTGCCCCGAAAAGCTTAAATTTCCAACTACATATTGCACTACTTCTTTGGCATAAACACTTAATCCTCTATTAGCCCTCCAACTTGAAATAATTTGATTGGCTGCTACATTTCTATTATCATTAACTGAACTTTGCAAAGCTGTAGCTTGAGCTGCATCTTTTAAGCCTCTTAAAGTAGTCATATCATCTTGGCCGTCTACTGACTTTTTATTCAAATATTTAAAAAGAGCAGATTCTGTTTCTGAGCCAAAATCTCCATCAACCCCATATTTAGGAAGTGCACTTGGATTAATTCCAATTAAAATTGATTGTAATTCTCTTACCTTTTCCCCTTTACTACCTTTTTGAATTGGGAAGTCTTGAGCACTAAGTTTGCTAGGTGCATCAGGAATTGGGGACTCAATATTAGAACCCTTAGATTTACCTAAAATGTTTCTTACAACTAAATAACCACCAATAGCAATAGCAGCCAAAGCTGCTAATTTCATATATTTCTTATTCATTGCTATCATCTAATTTTGGTAAAAGAATCTGTGAAATAACCCCACCAATCAAAGCTCCTACAAATGCAGAAGAGACTAGACTATAGCCTCTTGTAAATCCAATCAATAATCCACCACCCATTCCAATCATGGCTCCTGAAACAGTACCTTTCATTTTCTTTAATGCCATACTATCAGAATTAGATTTTAATTGTTTTACCTTATCTAATATTTCTTTTGCTTCTGCCATTGTTTTTATTTTAATTATGTTGTGCGTTCCACTTTTTTAAAGCGGCATCTCCATCTAATTTATTTTGCATCACTTGATATTGCTTATATAATAAATAAGCCCCACCTGCTACTGCAGCATAAATCAAAAGATATTTTACTGTTTTATTCATGTTATGGTAATTTAGGCAAATCTGTTAAAGCTGAAGTCTGTTTGTTTTTTACAACATTAGCATTACAAGAATATTTTAAATCATCTGCAAAACCTGTTGCGTTCATATAACCACCACAATTTACATATTGTCCAATTCCTCTGTCATAAACATTAGGGATTGAATTTTGAGGTCTAATGTATATAGGCTTCTTTAAATTAATCATTGTATCTAAAGTACCATCTGAACCTAACATACCTTCTTTTCCTGTGCTATATTCTACCTTTTCAGGAGTATCAGCATCTGAACCTTTTACTAATACGCTTTTAGGCTTACTGTAGTATTTCCATAAATGATACCCTACAACAACCGCCCCTGCGTATAATAATATTTTTTTGGTATTAGTCATACTAATTATTGTTTTGGCTTTTTACCTTTTAAAACAACATATTTAAAAGGAGAAGACCCACTTATGGTATCTACTCTTTTTCTTGTTGTATCTCCATTAGCATTTTGATACTGAGTAACATCTAAATCTCCTGTGAAATTAGCAGCAGCAGTTGATGGACCTGCAACTACTTTAGCAGCTTGTTTTTTCTTGTTTTGCATCCATAAGTAGTATGCTACAGCACCTACACCTAAAGCAATCCATAAATTTTTGCCCTTTAACATATTTGTATTTTTTTAAATTTTAATAATTTTCTTACTAACGAGGTATGTAATATTCTTGACCACTAAATTTATCAACGGCTCTATTAAATTGGCTACCATAAGGAATACGAGTTTTTACAAATCTTCCACCTGCATTTTGATACTCAGGTACACCTAAATCCCCTGTGAAAGCAACAGAAGGAGCAGAAGTAGTATCTTTCTTTTTCTTTTGCATCCATAAGTAGTATGCTACAGCACCTACACCTAATAAAATCAATAAATTTTTACCTTTTAACATAATTTTAGTTTTTAATTGTTATTTATTTGAGGAATAGAATCAGGAACTGCAACCCATGGCATTTTTTGCACATTTATTGGGGCAAAAGGAACTGATTCTTCTTTTGTAATAATTTTAATTTTAGTATTTTTTTTATTCTTTAATAGAATATATGCTAACACTACAGCACCTCCAATTAATAATATTTTTTTATTACTAATCATTATTTTTTGTATTGCTTGTATAAAACAAATCCTAACACACCAACAGCTAATACACCTACTCCAATCCATACATATAACATAGTATTAGATTTTTTAGCTGCGTTTGGAAGTTGTTGTCTTAAAGTATCTTGATAGTTTTGCAATTGTAACGCTTCTGCATTTACTTGATTTTGCTTTGTTTGCGTTTTATTAGCCATTGAGGTTAATCCAATTTGAACACCTGCATTAATATTTTCAGGAGTAAAGACATTGTTTTTCAAAAATTGTCCAACATTTCTTAAAGCATTTCCTACTTTTGTAGGAGCTTTTGTTCCTACAGGTTGTGCTGTAGATGGAACATTAGTTGTAGGAACATACGACTTAGGTATTAAGCTACCACCACCTGCTGTGAAAGAAAAATCATCAGTTCCTGTAAAGTCTACATAACCATTACCTAAAAAATCAGCATATTCTGCTACTTCAGGTAATAAAGATGATAAATACTTTTGCAGTTCATTTCTAAAAACACCGCTTTTTGAATTTGCCATTAATATTGCAACAGTTACTTCATTATCAGATGGATTATTTGGCATTTGTATGCCATTTCTATCTAATAATTTTACTAAACCATCTTTGTTAGTTACTACTGCATAAGATATTAATTCTCTAGCTGTTTCTAATGCGTTTAAGGCTGCCATATTTTTATTTTTTAAACATTATTGCGAATGAAATTAAAACTGCACCTAAAAGAACCATTACACTAGTTTGAGTGGTCAAGCTTTTATTTTCAGCAGTTAATTGTGCAGTTTGCAACTGACCTGAAAAATTCATGTATGATTCAAATAATTTGTTGTTACTTAATTCATTTACATTTTTGGTATCTTCTTTTTTGCCATATTTTTTTTCAAAATAATCCATAAATAATTCCTTATCAGGATTATTCTCAATTATTTCCATCATGACAGGCTCCCCTTCATAAGTTACTAGTTGTTGCAACACAGTATCTAATTTTTGGTCCTTATCAAATTCATAACCATACTTATGAGCTAAACTCTTAACAAAATAAGGATTAGCTGCTGCTGTATAGTTGAATATATTTACTCTCGGTAATGACATAAAACAAATTTACTAAATTTTAATTAAAAAAAGGGCGGAGTAAGATATAATCACACTCACGCCCCTTTCTTATATTTTTCCTAATCTACTCGGATTAACGAGAAGCAGGTCTGATAATCTTTGGACTACCATATTGCTTAGATACAGGGTTTCCACCTAAACCTCTTGCGATGTTGATTGTATCAGAAGGGTAGAATTGGAATTGAACAGAAGTTGAAGCATAAATGCTGAAAGTCAACTTAGTGAAACCATCAATTCTGAATGGTTGTTTCAATTCAATAACACCACTTTGTTGTTGATACGGGTCAATAACAGGAGTTAAGATTTTAGTTGCTTGGTTACCGTTTGCATCTAAAGTGCTAAGTGTTAAAGGTTGTAACACTTGGCTAGTTGTACCGTTTACTGAAGAAATCAAAGTACTTCCAATTGTGAATGGAGATACAGAAGATTGGTTCAATAAGTTGTAGTAAGTAACATTAGACAATCCTGAAGTGATTGTAACATTGCTTACTGTTAAGCTACCACCTGAAAAACCTGCGTTGTTCAAGTAAATGTAAGCTCCGAATACATCAATAGTAACTGCAGCGTTAGAAGCGTTAGAAACTGTTAAGATGTAAGGTTGAGAACGCATAACTGCAGGAGCTGCCATTGGAGCTGCTTCTGTACCGTCAGCACCGAAGAAATTATCTCCTGCTGCAAAATACATGTCATCGTCTACGAAACCATCTACGCCAATGAACTGCTCGTTCACTTGACGGTTTGCCATTTGTAAATAGCGTTGAATACTACTCATTTTGAATGAATTTTAATTTTTAATTAATTGGGTTTTAATTCAATTTACTTCTTTGATTACTTAGATACATTAGCTTTGTCTAACATAGGCTTAATAGCCAACATGTAAAGAGCAACACCACCTGCAACGATAAGTAATTGTCCTGCGATTGCTTTGAAATTCATCTTAATAGTATTTAATTTTTTTAAAGAATATGTCATTGTGAATACAGATTCAGCATTGACACATCAAATTTAGTTAATTACTAGGCATTAATAGAAATAAATTAATTACTTTTTTGTAACTTTTTTGTATAGCTACTTTTATATGTATACAATTTGCTGAAAATTAAAAAACCCCTTCCTATGGGGGTAGAAAAGGGGTGTTTAGATGGGTGTATAAGCCTGATTTACAGGCAAAAAGCTAAAAATAGGCTGAAGTTAGCCTCTGCTTAATTTCTTTAATAGCACTATCTGAAGTGTGTTTCTTTCTATTACCTTCTCTTTGAACTAAAAATGGCTTTAATAAAGCATTGTAATTCTCGTTGATATACTGATTTAGGGCTTCTTCTCTTAAATCATCACTAATATTACCTCTAATTTTAGACTCATCCATATCAACATAAACAAAGAATCTTGCGTTCCCTCTAGCATATTCATTATTAACCATAATCTCTGCAATACGCATAAATTCAGCTTTGTCAGGAAACTTTAAAGCATGTCTTTCAACACTCTCATTATTCTTATGAAATCTTAATTGGTTTAAATTACCCCATATTTTAGTATTAATTCTACCTAAAGACTGATAAGAAAGAATTATATCTAAACCTATATGTCTATTAGTTGCAATTGAACCTACTAAGTCATTTGGTAAATGGTCTCCAATAAATTTATTTACATCCTCAATAAGTAATAAACCGTTTCTAAATCTATTTAAAACATAAAATAGTGCTTGAGCCCATTCATCAAGGGTCATTCTAGTCCCATTAGGATGAAATGGTCTTATCCTTCTAATTTCAATATTTGGATGAACTGAAAATAAAGGAACATCTTTTAAAGATATTGCTTGTACATAATAGGTTCCATGTCCATATTCATCGTTAACATCCATGATGAGACATTTCCTACCTTTAACACCATTATAATAATCTCCTTGAACATACTGTTGCATAAGAATCATGTGCTGATAGCTTTTACCTACACCTTTCTTTCCACAGGCTGCCATGAGCATTGGTTCTCTTCCCATAATATTTAATGTTTTTCTTTTAAAGTAATTTCAATTCTAACAGCATCTAAATATTTAGAAAAACTTAAAGTTCTTATAACTGTATCACAAAAGCTAAAGTCATATTCAACTTTTAAAAAATCTTCTTTTTTAGTAAACACAGGAAATACCTCACACTCTTCTACGAGCATAGTAAAGTCTTCTTCTTCATAAATAGGAAACTCAAATTTAGTTGTCTCCTTTTCAAATATTTTTATGAAAGAGATTATTGTTTTTTTAAATTCAATCCAATATGGACTTTTTACTTTCATATTAATCTAAATCAGCGTAAGGGTCTTTTTCTTTCTTTGGCTGATTCAAAGTTTCATTTAAAATAATAGCTTCAGCTATTTGTTCTTCATCCATTTGAACCTCTTGTATATAATCTTTAGCCTTTTTTCTACCTCTCTTACCTGCGTTCTTTCTATCTCTCATAGCTTGTTCGTATGAAGAACCTCCACTTGCAGACTCTGCATCTTTCTTCCATTTTTTCTCTTTTTCAATCTGTGCAATAACTCTTGCTTTGCCTGTACTTGGAACTTTCATTTGTTGTACTGTACTATTCATTACAACTTCATTATCTTGAAAGTTAAAATCAGGTGCTGAATGGTCAGGCTCTTGATACATAGGTTGAGGAGCCGTTGGAGTAGGAGCTTGAGGTTGCGGAGTAGGGGCTTGAGGCTGTGGAGGAACACCGCCACCTCCTCTAGTTGCTTCTGTGTAATCTTTGATAACATTAATCATGTCATTCATAGTAGTACGCAATTGTGCTACAATAACTAGCTTAACAACTAAATCCTTTCCAACTAAATAACCTAAATATTGTTCATCTGTTAAACCTGCACCTCTTTTCTCTAATACTCTAGTTAATACAGGAGTAACTTCTTTTTTAAATTCTTTTGATACCGTTAAAGCATCTTTGTTTTGCTCGTTAAAATCTTGTAAAAACTCTCCTGCAGTAATAGTCTTTCCATATTCATAAGGAATAGGAATAGATAAATCTATTAGACCTTCTTTCTCTAATTTTCTAATTTTTCTTTCAGGAACTTGTAAAGCTTTATTACCAAAAACATGTAATTGCTCATAACCATCAACCAACAATTTAGCCATGTGCTGTGCTCCCATTTTCTTATCTCCATCAGGAACATCATTCATCATTGGATTAAAAGGTGCTGACTCTCTTTTTTGATTTCCACCTCCACTAGGTATGCCATCTCCATTCAACATATTATATGGATTCTCATTTGAATCTATAGTATGCGGAGAAAAGGTTGGTTCAGGAATAGCACCACTCATTTGTTCTTGAGTAACACCAACATTCATTTGAGAATATGGCTTTTCATTAACTGACTGCAAGAATGGATTATAATTGGAAGGAGAAGGGGTTGGTTTTACTTCTTCATTGGTTATGTTTTGCTCAGTACTCATTTAACTTTATTTTTAAGTTTAAAATTTTCTATTTTTTTATCTAAATCTTCTTTTATTTCGTAATAAGGTAAATCCTTTTTAGTTAACTCAAATATCATTTGTCTATATCTTGATAACAAAGTTAAATTCTTATCCTTAAATATATTTTTACCTATGTAGCCGAGGGTCTTCTCTTGATATAAATAATATACACAGAAGCCTATAGCATATTTCATATTGCCTCTGCTGTACCTGCTTTGTAATAAATCATTTGAGTTTATTTCAAAAGTATCAGCAATTAGATTAACAACAAATTTATCGTAGGGATTATCTAGCTCAAAAAAAGATGTGTTATTCTTTTTAAGAATATTGATAGTTTTAGTATATCCTTTGTTTTTGACTATAGAAATCAACTCTTCAAGTAATATAATTTCATTTTGTTGGTTCATTGTATAATTTTACACATTGTAAATATATGTATAATTATAGTTTTTCTACCAATTTTTTATAACTTTTTTTAACATTAAGGCATTAGACTTGAACCAATCGCTTCCAATCACCCTTAATTTAATTTTTGGGAAGTATTTAGCCATCCTTTTTATTTTGGTTGCAGACTTAGCATCCATGTAACCTTTAACCTCAATCCACTCTTCATTTCCACTTGGGAAAATTACTTTAAAATCGGGCTTATAGTTAGTTGTACCTCTTTTAATTCCTTCAAAATAAAATGTATGGGGCTCATAAAACCAATCAATTATATGATTGTGTCTTTTCATAAGGTCTAAATACATAGCATACCTATACTCCCAAAGACTTTTATAATAATATCTTTTGTTGTCTATTGTTACCCAACCTTTATAGGTTTGTCTTTGATTTGCGTTGGAAGAAGCTGATAATTCCATTATAAACCATATTTCGCCTTAAATTCCTTGTCTTTTATTATGGTATCAACTATATATAAAGAAAAATCATTGTCTGAGGGATAATGTACTCCTAAAAATATTCTACTATATTCTATATCTTTTGCAAGATTCTGAAAATAGTCAAATTTTTCAGGGAAATGGTTACCCAAAACATAACATATTAATGCTGCTTGTATACAATGACCTGAAGGGTAAGATGGCGAATCTGCTGAGGGAGAGCCAAAAGGAAATAATTTCAGCTTATAGGCTAGTCCCAACTGATATGGTCTAGGTCTTTGAAAAAAGAATTTTAACTTTAGAATTAAAGGGAGAGTATCATCAAAAAGCCTATCAACTAAATCTGCCCCTTTCTCTCCTAAATCTTGCTCAATAATAACATCTCCGAATGTTTTGATTAAGGAATCATAACTTTTGTACCTTTTTAAATAGTCAGGGTTTGACTTGGCTATTTCAATATTATCAACTAGTAAATTCAGCTCTTCCCTTGTCGCTTTTGATGTGTTTTTGGGGAAACTAAATTTTATAAATTGTTCATAATATTTCTCTAAAAAAGATATATCATCCTTTTCTAGGTACGGAAGATGTTTTTGGAGAGGATTTCCCCATTGAATTGAATCTAACATATTTTATGGTTGTTTTTTATCCTAATCTCATTACAGGTCTTTTGCGACTTTTCTCAAGTCTACCTGCAGCGTTCATTTCAGCTTTTTGAGCATCAATACCGCTTTGTAATTTTGCTATTCTAGCACTCAAATCAGCATAACCTGATTTTTCCAACATCATCATAAATTTATAATAATGAACAGTATACAATACTGCTCCTACAATAAAAGCACTTACAGTAACATCAACTATATTAATATCACTAAACCATTCTTTGATACCACCACCTTTATTTACAACGGCACCACCTTCTTCAAATGGGGGTGCAGCCGCCATAGCAGGACTTGCCATTGGAGGTTGACCACCTGCGGCCATAGGTGCTGCAGGAGCTACCATAGGAGGAGGTGCAGATTGAGGAGTTATATTTTGTTCCATTATTGTTTATTTTTCCTTTTCATTAGTAAATATATTGCTAAAGCTCCACCCACATACCACCAAAAATAATTTTTCTTTGGTGCAGGACCTATTGGAGCAGGTTCTTCAGGGAATGGACTTCCACCACCACCGCCACCTGCAGCTCCACCACCACTATCTTCTTCTAAAGGTAATAAACTTTTAGTAGTAGTTTGAACTGTTGTAGATGTAGAATTAGTAGGTATTGTTCCTAATCCACCTGTAGGATAATTAATATTTATTATTGGCTGACCTGTTGCAGGTAATACAGGAGCAGGTGCAGCATCTTTTAATTGTGTATTATCCACAACTAATTCATAAGCACAATTACCTTTACTTACCCACTTATAATATTTAGGAGCTGCATACATAGGAGGATTACAAGTTTTATCTACAACTGCAGCTTTTGTAGTAGTAGTAGTGGTAGAACTTGTAGTTGGAACTGCTGCTGCTACTTTTGTTGTAGTCGTTGTTGTAGAACTTGTAGTTCTTGGTGTTTGTATTGGGTCTTTTTCCAATATTGGTTTTGGAGTACATATTCCTGTTGTAGCATTAAAAACAAAACCTGTTGGGCAATTTGGTCTTGGTATTTCAGGACCTCCCATAACAGGACTACCACCGCCTCCCATAGGGTCTTCTATTATTCTACCTCTTGGAGGCAAAGGAGGAACAGGTGCTGTGTAAATAGGATTAGGGCGATACGGATTTGATGGAGTTATTGGTACTCTTTCATCAGGTATTCCACGCTTAGGAAGAAAATCATCATCTCTTATAGAAGCATCCTGTGGAATACATGTACCAAAATATAATCTCATTCCTGCAGGGCAACTTCTTTCAGGGCTGTCATTAATAGGAGGGACAGGTGCTGTATAAATAGGCTGATTTGGACTTGGCCCAACTATAATATTTCTATCTATAGGTAAACCATCATTAGGTAATCTGTCATCTAAAATTGGTTTTTGAACACCTTTATATCCAATTCCCGTATCAGGATTTTCCCAATCAGATGGAGGAGTTGGTCTTGTTGGTGGTCTTTTGCCATCATAAACATCATCTAAACGAGGATTAATGGGCAACTGAGGAGTAGGTGCTATATAAGCAGGTGGTTCTTCAGGTGTTGGGCGAAATACAGCTTGAACAGGAGCTTCATATATAGGCATGGTACTCTTTCTGTCATCTAATATAGGAGTAGGTGCTACATAAGGAGGCTCTTGAGTAATTGGTTGAAATACAGCTTGAACAGGAGCTTCATATATAGGCATGGTACTCTTTCTGTCATCTTCTACATAGGAAGCAGGAGTAAATCTATTCAATAATTCTGCAGGGCTCTCTATTACAGGAGCTTGAAAAGAAGGTGTTTGTAGAACAGGCCTATAATCATCTATTACAGTAGATTTAATTTGACTTACTGCAGGTTCATAACTACCACCACTTGAAGGCTGTGCTTCAACAGCAGGAGGTGTATAAACAGAACCTGAATAAGAAGGTGCATCCATTACTTCTTCAGAAGATGACCGAGTAGGTCTTTCTTCATCTTGTAAACTTGCTCTTAAAGATTTGAAGCTTTCAAACTTTTTAGCTTGACCTCTTGTCTTACTATAAACAGCTTTTTTGGGGTTGATAAATTTATCTTCCCCATCAAAGATTACAACATTCTTCTTTGCCATGTTAAATTACTTTAATTGTGCTGCTGCTCTTTTAATAGCATCAGTCCACTTCTCATTAGGTTTCCTAATTTTCTTTGCAAGTTTCGCAATATCTGCTACGCTTATCTTTTTTGTTGCTTTTGCCATATTTTGTATTTTATTTTTGTCCTGAAGCCCAAGCTCCTGAAGCAACTCTTACGATGATGTAAACACCAACTAAGCTGATAGCAAAACCTACTAAAGCAGGTACTAAATTTTTGTTTTCCATTTTTTTTATTTTTAAAGTTAAATAATTGATTAAAATTAATACTTTTTGATTAAATACATAATTTTTTTATCTTTTTACGCTATCTGTCGGCCCATAATAGCTATATTGATTAAAAGCATCATTCCAATAATTTTGCTCATTAAAACCTGTAAAAGATAAGCTAGAAGGGCTATTTGCTTCTCTAACTACCTCATGAACCATACCTCTTTTGGTAATTTCTATTCTATCATAGACCCTCTTCCCATCAGGTAAGAAAGTAAAGCCAAATCTAATTCCCCAATCAAAGTTAATTAAGAAAGTAGAATCTCCCCTCAAAACAAACTTTTTACCATCAATGGTAAGATTTGCAACGCCATTTGCATAATCTATGCTATTTATTACCACTTTTGGATGCCAAATGTTGTTTCTATAAAAAGAATAAACATTAACAACAGCAAGGGCTGCGGTAGATATTGCTGCAAGTTTTAAAAAGAAACTACTTGTTTTGCCAAATGTTGATTTTACTATATTAGTACCTTCCATATTATGCTAATAAATGATTGTATTCATTAAAATGTTTTATTCTATCTTCCAATCCAATAGTTCCACCATTTACACGCTTAGTTACGGCTGTAACTACATCGTGAGAGTGTCCCTTATCGCAAATATCCCACAATTTATTCTTATGGAAAAAAAATGCTGCAGAAGTTAAAGGATATTTTGTAGCTACCAAATCAGGGTTTGCCACACAATCTTCTCCAATAAAGTCAGAAAAGGCCTTATAATTGTCCTTACCTGTCAATTGGATATACCCACGCCCTCTAAATTTATACCCTTCTCCTGAAGCCTCATCTCCGTTACCCATACGACTAGCATATACCTTATTTGCTATCTTTTCAGGCTTTCTTTCATAAGCTAAAGCCAATGCTTCCGTTGGGAAATACTTTTTAAATATACCCAATAATCCTTTAGCCCCATAGTTTAAGTTTTCATTAACAAACTTGAAATTGCCACTTTCATGAGCTACTTGAGACAAAAAGTGAGCTAATCTCGTAGGATTGCTAATACCGAACTTCTCCATTACTAATGGAAGCTCATTTAAAACAGCTTGTGGCAATTTGCCATTTAATTTATCTATCATATTCTATCTTATACTAAAAAATTGAACGACTATAATACCCATCAAAACTAATTTCTGTGCAAAATCCCAACCATCATCATGGTATGGATATTTGACGGGCATTTTTAGTCTTTCTTCATATCTATGTTTATACTCATCATGTTTTCTAATCAGAGGTATTAATTCACTATTCAAACTATCATATCTATTCCTCAATGAATCTACCTTTTTTCTTTCAACCGTAACCGAATCTTTCAATAACGAAAGTTTTAATCTATCTTCAGAAAACTTCTTATTTATATCTTCTCCCTGCTTAATGGTTATTAAAACTACTGAATCATTTCCAATTTTTTTAATTATCGGATATTGGCAGTAACTTGAATTTCCTAGCAGTATCAGAATGAATACTATTAAGCTCCTGTTTAAGTTCATTTACTTCATTTTTTAAATCAACTATCTTGGTTACAGTTTTTTCTACAATTTTAGATTGTTTTTCTTCAGCAGCTTTTTGTGTTTCTGCTGTTGCTTGTTGAGTTGTAGAAACTTTATTCAATAAGTCTTGAAACTCTTGCTCTTCCTGCATATCCTTTGATGGGGGCTGTGCAGTTGTGCCTTGACAAGCATATAAAAAAACAATTAATATAAAGGCCAAGTATTTCATTACTTAATCTCTTCTATTTTACCTAATTGTTGTAAAGTCTTTAATTGAGTTGAAGATACCGCATTTGAAGAATCGCTTCTTCTTAAAGCTTCCTGTACCATATCAACACGACCTTCTAGCTTTTCTATTCTAACATCATTCTTTTGAATAGACCCTTGGAAGGTGCTTCTAATATCTATATACAAATAACCAATAGCAATAAGTACAATAAATAAAGTACCTACTACAGGGTTTTTGCTAAACTCTTTAAATGTAACAGGTAGTTTTATTGCATCTGTTGCTTTGTCTGTAACCTTTTCGGCTACACTTTTAGTTGCTCTTGCCATTATTCTTCAGTTTTAGGTTCATCTTTTTTAAGATTCTTATTACCAAAGATTGCTTCAGCTCCTGCTATTCCTAAACAGCCAAATGTAGTGTACATCAAGCCATTGAATACAATAGGCTCAATTGTAAACTCTTTGTGCATAGCACCTGTAACTACATCAGTCAAACCATATATAATCATCGTTGTAAAAGAGATAAATCCAACCACTACTTTAGGGTTAATATCACTTTTATCAGAAAACATTCTCATTAAAAATTGCTTCATATACTTGTTATTTATTAATTAAAATTAAGTAATACTGTTTAAATTTTAATGGTTTTCTTTTGAATTGTTCTTTGTACCAAAATAATAGCTGAAAATCATAAGTATCAGCGTTTTTATCAGGTCAAAAAGGTCTTTACTTGCAGTATCGTCTAAAAGCTTAATCTTAAAAGCTATTACCTTATCTACAATAAATAGGGCTACTAAAGCTGTAAATACGAGAATTATAAACCTTACAAGGACATCCTTAGTATCATTTACAAACATCTTATTTACAAAGAACACAGAGGATATTATGATGGAGAGTCCCAACAAAATACCCGTAATCATAACCCATAAATTAGGATAGCTAAACATTATCTTAATACACTTATGTAGTTATCAATCTTGTCAATAATCAAGCCCATTTTCGCTTCTTGGTCAGTAAAATGTAAATACAGCATATAAACATCAAATATCAAGGCTATATGTACCCAAACTAATCCAAAATATAAAAGCAGCTTAAATATTTTTTCTTTTAGCTTTCCCATGGTTATTTTTTTACCAAAGTAATTTATCAGCATAAAATCCCGCAGAACCTCTTTCGTGTCTGTCAGATTCATGCCTCATTTTGTAAAGTTTACGCCTTTTATCAGCATATTCCTTACCATATAAAGCTTTAAAAGTTGGATAGTCCCCGTACCCAATAGCACCGACACTAGCCAACTTCTCGCCTTTCTTATTAAACACATCAATCTTTTTACCCTTTACAGAGGATGGTTTTACTGTAACCCCAAGCTTTGATGCTTGTTCCAAAGTATAGTTCAAAATACGATATGCCATTATCTTTTGTTTTTAAACAAGTTTATTCCTACAAATATACCCGCAACACCTAAAACGCCCCATAATAGCCAATTTGTACCTTTTTCTTCCTTTTCTTCTACTTTTGAAGCAGGAGTTGGGTCAGCAGTAGGAGTTGGCTGTGGCTGAGGTTCAGGGTTAGAAGTTGGAGCAGGTGCAGGAGTTGGTTCTGCGGCAGGTGCAGCAGTTGGTTCTGCGGCAGGAGCAGGAGTTGCTTGAACTCTAGCAGCAGCTTTTGCCTTTCTTGCTTCATCCATCTTTCTTACCTTTTCTTGATTAACTTCATAGTTATCAGAATAGCTTTGAACTTTGTCTGTTAAGATTCCATCAAAATTCTCTAATTGCTGTTCTAATTCTTCTACTTCATTAGTCAATCTGTCTACTTCTTCATCATTATCTTCTTGAGCTTTAGCTTCTCTTAATTCAGCTTGTAAGCCTACTAAAGATTGTTCTAGCATTTCAAAATCCTTAATGTTTGCATTAAGACCTTTTGATAATTTACCTTTTACAAGGTTTAATTGATTGATTTTTTTTTCAAACTTTCTCATTTGTTTATGGTTTTATTTTTAAATTATAAATCTTCTAACTTTTTTAGTGCATCATCTAATGGTACGGGAGTAGCATCAATTTTATTGTTACGGTTGTTTCTGTAAATAAGCCATCCTCCCAAAGCTAATACAACGCCAACACCTAAATAAATCCAACTTTTCTTATTCATACAATTTATTTAATTATTAACTAATTCTTCCTATTTGTGAAATATCTCTAGCTGCTTCAACAAGAGGATAAATACTATCTGCATATTTTTTGGCATTTTCAGTAGTGTACCCTGCTTTTGCTATTTCAAAAAGTTGGTCATAAGGTGTTTTAGCTTGTAAAGCTTTTGCATATCTTGGGTTTTTTAAAACTGATATATAACCTGCTATTCCATCTTCTACAGTTGCAAATTTGGAAAATTTTTGTTTTACATTAACTTTTTTCCCTTTTATAACTTCGGTAGTATCTGCCGTAACAAATCCAACAACACCTTTTAAATTAGGTGCATATTTAATACCTCCGAAATTATTTGAACCTGCAGGTATTCTTTTACCATAACCGCTTTCAAAAGCCTTTTGTCCAATGGCTACAGAAAAGAATATACCTGTGCCTTTTACAGCATTAGCTATTCCTTTTCCATATTCTTTAATGAATTTTTTTGTAGCATTATATGTTGCTATACCGTACATATTCTATTTCTTTTTAATTTTAAAGTAATAATAACTTCCAATTAGCAATAAAGTTACGCCAATTAATAAATTACTTTTATTCTTTCTTACAAATTCTAGGACATTTATTTTTAAAAGTTTAGCTTTTAATCCCGCTGCGTAATCTGCTGCAGATGAACCATAATACCCTCTTTGCTTTAATAAATTAGAAAATTGAGTGGCATCAGTTGAATCTTTTAACTGCTGCGGTGTTACCCCTCTCATTTTTATATTATAAAGCCTAACTATTTTGTCATTGATAGCATCTTGAACAGTATTGAATTTAGCGTAATAATCCCCATTACATCCACCATTGCATGTTCTTTCATTTGCAGGTGCAAGACTACCCCTAACTGCATTAGGTTGTCCAATAAACTTAATACCACTTGTATTATTATTCAGCTTAAAAACATTAGAAGTATAGTCAGCACTTTCAAATCTAGCTTGAGCTACTATTAATTTAGCTGCTGTAGGATTAAAACCTTGCTCAATGGCTGTATTATATATTTGTTGGTCTATAGTCATTATTAAGATTTTTTACCACCACCATATTGTCCAAAAGAAGGTCTAATAGACTGTATTTGAGGCATTGCTGCAGGTCTAGTATCAGGTGCATAGCTTCTTGGAGCTTTCCCCGCTACAGGTGCAATTTTTGCTACTACAGGCTTACTCATTGGCATAGGTTTAATTAAAGCCTCTTGTTGCTCCGTAATTGGCTCCGTTGGAGGTGGTGGCGGAGGTGGCGGAGGCGGAGGAGGTGGTGGAGGTACCATTGGGTACAATATACCACCGAATAACAAGTTAAAGATGTTAGTCTCAGTAGGATATGTTCGCTTCCTTTGAATTACATAAGCAAGTAACAAAATGCTACCTGCTATGATGTATGTCTTTTTATTATCTTCCATTTAATTGTTTTTATAATAAATCATCATCTTGAACATACGCCTTTTTAACTTGTTCCCCGCTTTTCTTTTTGAGGAATTTGTTTACTCTAGCAAAACCCCAAGCTTGTCTACTATTAGGTGCTCCACCTGAAATAGTTGGTCTGTGGGATGTAGAATAAGCACCCATACCTCTACGCATTACTGCTTTTAATGTACTTGTGCTTACTTTACTTGAGTGTTTTTCGTTATATTCTTTTGCCTTCTGACTTAATGTTTTTAAAATGTTATCATTTAGGTTTATGCTTTCAGCAGCTTTCTTTGAACTAGCACTTCCCGCTTTATTTTTAGAAGAGCCAAATACTCTATCTTTTTTTGGTGCAGGGGTTTGTGCTATTGTTCTACCGCCTTTTTTCATTTTTTTTTTAACTCATACTTTGCAGTTTGAGCTCCTACAATTCTTTTTGCTGATTCTTCAGCTTCTTTTGGGCTATAAGTTTTGCCATAGTCCTTTTGAACTTTTGGAGAAACCTTCTTACGCTTTAAAAGACTTGCTTTAATGGCTTTTACCTTGTCCTCAAATTTTACCTTTCCACCCATAGCCATTTTACCTTTTCTTAACATCTTAAAGTCTTCAGCATCTAATTTGCCATTTTTATTGACATCTAGGTTCTTTTGTTTGCCAATTAGCTTACCACCTTTAGCCATAGCTTCAGAAACGATAAAAGTTAGGTTTTTGCCATATTTCTTCTCATAATCTCCTTCGTACTCGTCTTCGCTAATTTCTTTTGCTTCTTTTAAGCTTCTTGCTCTGAATTTCTTTTTATCAACTTCTTCTCCGTCTTTTAAAACTTGTAAGTGGTATAAACTATCGCTAGAGTAAATTCCACCGCCTTTAGCCATCTTACCGCCATATCTAGCCTGTTTGATATTGTGCTCTGCAGCAGAAGTTTCGCCACCATCAGCATAGAAACCTTCTTTCTCATAGCTTGATTTTGACTTATTACCCATGGATTTGTATTCGCCTGTCTCCCAAAGCTTTTTCATTTTCATATCCGCAGCCCTCATAGACTTAAATTCGCCATAGAGTTCTCTTTTTTCGCCATCTTTAGAAACCCAAACAATATATGGAGTTACTTCTCCACCTCTAGCATATTCATCTGCAGTTTCTCCACCTTCAGCCATCTTATCTCCTTTAGCTAATTCAATAAGTTTTTTAGCAAATGCAGGATTGTATTTTTTTGAAAGAATTTGAAGTGTTTCTTTTTTATCAGCATAGTAATTTGTACCACTTCCGACACCTGTACTAGGGTACTTTCCATCATAAGCACAACCATAATCTGTTATTGTAATCAAATTTCCATTTTTATCAAATAACACACTAGATTCACAAATTCTTGATTCATAACTAGTTCTAACATTCATTTTAATTGAATCAGCATACTCATCATCCGCTTTTTGTACAGACCCAATAACTACTCCATAGGATTCTCCTGTTTGGTTATTTCTGCCTTTTACTGCTCCACCATCAGCAAAAAATCCAAATAGCTTCTTTTCTTTTGGTTCATCTTCAAAATCGTCTTCGTCTTTCTCAACTATTTTCTCTCCATCATTAAATAGCAATTTACCCTGACTTTCGCCAATGTATCTAAATTCCTTACCGCTATTGTCTTTATACCAACGACCTGCTGTCATTCCACCTGCAGCGAACTTTGCTTCTTCTCCTTCTAAATAATGAGTAATATCTTGTAAGTCAGTAGTTGCTCTTTGTAATTTAGTCAATACCCAAGGCATTATTTCAATATCAGTATTTTTTACAGCTTCATGTAATTCTTTTGCATGGTGCATTACATTAGCAGTTTGATTCTCAAGCATATCTTTATTTTGAGTAGCTATTGAACCACCATCTTCAAATCTTTCTCCTCTCATAATACCTTCCCAAACTTCTTTAGCAGGTTTTGGAGAGAAGTAAATATCTCTTTCAAGACCTAAACCGAATGGAGGTACTTTTACTGTTTGAAGCTCAGAACGACTTACGCTACCCATATCAGGCTCAAATAAGTCTACTATAGCCCAAATGTAATCAGGGTCTTCAGGGTCTGAATTTAATAAATACCAAACACCCCTACCATAGGGGTTGAATATTTTGGCAACAACCATTTGATTTTCTAGGTCGCTTCCTTTCGGATATTGAGCAAATAATTGCTTGTCAACTTCTTTAGTAAATAATTTCATAATTTAATTTTATTCTTGAGTTCTGTGCATTTCGCCACCCATAGCCTTCATTTCTTTTCTTTCTCCTTTGTTTAAATCTACAGTAGCTAAACCTGTTTCTTTATTTGATACTGTAATTGTGTATATACCTTTGCTAATAATAGTATCTCCTATTTTTAGGCCATGTTCTGTTAAACCACCTTTAGCAAAATAGCCACCTTTTTCTATTTTATATCCTTTACCTGATTTAGCAAAATCAACAATTTCTATAGCGTATGAATTATTTTTATTTCCAATAACAGCAGTTGAAAAGTCATCTTTACTTATCATTTTTCTCCCAATTCCTTGCATTATATTTGATAAGTCTGAATCTGTTAATTCATAATCATTTGCAAATATTTCAATACCTTCTTTTCTTAAACCTGTCATAGAAGAAATCTCTTCTATAACTAAATCTCTATTAGTTTTCATGTTTTTTGTAGCTCCACCTTTAGCCATGTAGCCACCTTTAGCAAATTCAATACCCTCCTTATCCATTGCTGTTCTAGCCTTCTCAATTAACTTTAAGTGTAACTCTTGTCTTTTTTTACCGTTTTCACTTGTTAAATGACCTTCTTTCTCATGTAAAGCCAATATTCTTTTTGCTTCAACCAAATCTTCTTTAGTACCAAAATGCTTTGCAAGTAAAACTACATTTTCGCTATGTGCGTTATTATCTTCGTTTTCATCATATTCTTCTTTGATTGAACTTAAACTTCCACCTTTAGCCATGTAGCCACCTTTCTCCATTTTTTTTCTTTTAATCAAACCTTCTTCTTCTAACTCATTTTCTAGTTCTGAATAAGAAAAATCTAAACCATCAGGTTGAATTGAATAATAACCACTTTTATTCTCTAACAACCAATCAATAGCATCTTTTTTTACTGTGTATTTATCTTTTATGTCAGATAAAAAATACTCAAAGTCTTTTTCCTCTTGTGCATTTTGCATTTCATAATAGAAACTTTCCATATCCTCATATCCTAATGGATAATCTTCTGTTTGTTCTAAAAAATCTTTTGCTACTTCTCCAAAAACAATTCCGTTTTGCCCATTATAAGCAGAATTTTCAAAAACTATATTTTTCGGATGATTTTCTTTAAAATATTCTATGGCAACTTTATCGCCAAAACTTCCACCATAATCAGTATATCCAAAAGCAACTATTTCATCGCCTTCTTTCATTTTTGATTTTAGTTCCTCCTTTAAATCAGAAGAAGCAACCACTTCATCTAAATCAGTAACATAACCACCCTTAGCCATATAGCCACCTTTCTCTAATTTAGGGTATCTTTTTGGAGGCTGCTTCACATCAATACGATTAGCACGATATTCATAATAAGTTTTACCACTTGCTTTAGCAGTTCTTCTACCAATTGGCTTTGCAGGTCTATCAGCATCTCTCTCTAGGTCAACTCCTGCACCTTTATAGTTTTTATACTTTTTGTTCTTATTAACTAACTCTTTCAAGTTTTTTAAAGCAGATTGAGTAGATTTTGTAGAAGAAGTTTTAGGCTTTGTTCCTTTATTTAAACCGCTTAATTCAGCTTTAGATTTAACTAATTGAGTCTCTAATTTAGACTTCAATGATTTAGGAGTAGCCTTGCTTTTTAAAGCAGCTTCAAGTTTCGCAATATTCTTCTTAATAGTAGCAGCAGTTGCCATAGTAATTAATTTTGATTAAAATTAGATAATTATTTCTTTTTAAGTTTAGCTTTTAGTCTTTTTATTTCAATTTTCACATCGTTGTCTCCCAT